TGATATTTTTCCATTATTGCCACCTAGGGTATTTGTTTATTTCTTCATAAAATTTATTAGGATATAGTTCCCATACCGTTTGATCTGTTCCACGATAGTGTAATTCTTTAGAACGTTTCATAACACCCTGGTGTTCTAATGCAGGGCCAAATATATTGTGTACTCTACGCTGTGTACCTACTTTACTTTCATTAGAAGTAATGTATAAATTTGCCCAAGGTGGGCACCAGTTTATACAGGCGGGAATTAAAAATTGTGCCGTGGGGTTTTGATGTTTTGTAATAACTGAAATAGTACGTAAAGCATTTCCATATGCACCATCTAACTCATCTGTAAACACACAAGTACGAACAGCAATGCGATATGCGTCCTCTCCCATCTCAGGAAAAGAATGTGCGCCTACAGAGCCTACGGCCTTATTGTTGTAGTAAAGAATCCACACGCACCATTCTTTCTCTTTTGCTAAACTATCTACCAACATCTTTTGGCTAGCATTATTTTCAAATCCTTTTGCAGCCGCAGTAGCATAAAATTCTGACAAGTCTAATTCAGGCGACCATGGTACTACTTTATACATTTTGCTTTCTCAATAAAATCACTAGGATAATTAGTTCTAAAACTTTCCCAACATAGTTCAGTCATAGTATCAAAACTTTGAGGAGTGTTCCAGTCAATACCTAAATTTGTTATATGCTTACGCATTTCATCCTGGCGTGTAGAATATATGTGACTTTCTACATCTGCAATACTAAAATTAGGTTCAAACTCTTTATAAGCAAAAAAATAATTAATGCTTTTTAATTTTCCATTAACTATAAAATAGCTGCTAGGATGCATACTATATTTGTAGATCCCCAGTTTCCTGTGCGCTGAAATAATATTAAGCATTTGGTCTTGCCAGTCAGGCAAAACTTTATCAAAATTTTCTTGATTACAACCAGCTTGTTCCCAAAAGTCTGGGCCGTCAATTTCTAAATATAGTTTACGTTTTTCTAAATCAATATTAATAATTTTAGGAACTAGGTCTGGATAGGAATTGCGCATCTGAGTTAGAAAATTTACTTCTCGTAACCATTTTTGTTCCATAAGAGAAGGATCAACAATTTGATTTTGACCTTTATGATATCCTGTATCATTGTAATACCACTGGACAAAAACTTTTTTGTCCTTTGATATAAGGCTAGTGTATATAAGATTATTCCTACAAAGGCCGTGCCCAGGAACATTGTTATAATAATATTCGTAGTTCATTAATCAAAAAATTCAGTGACCTGTAATACTAATCTCGGAGTGTATCCGATGTTGGATGATCCGTGATATGCTGCTTGGTCAACATATGCAAATACATCACCTGCTTTATAATCGGTAATTAACTCGTTATTAACGATAAACACATGTCCAGGTTCATAGTCCGTCCAGGGCATCCAATACCGTACTACATTCTTTTCAACGTCAGGATCTTGGTGCATATTCATATACTGAGACGGCAACATTTTTACCATCCACCAATAATATTCTTTACTTGTTAACCACGGTGGCACAATATCAAAAGGAACATCTGTATGTTTGAAGTACCAAAAATGCACAGCATTCATATCATATCCACATTCTGCAGCTCTTTTATAAACTCGTGTATGATATTCATCTACCGGACATGATGGGGGGCGAGCTTGACCTTGATTATTTTTAAAATATTCTAGCCATTCTGGTTGTATCCAATCTTTAAAATTACCAACAAATCTCAAATTCATATAATATCCCCTGCTTCAGATATTTAGTTGGTGGTTAGTTGGTACAATAAATATTTCATGATCAAAGGCATTAACAATCAACCTTATTTTAATCTAGAACAATATCTAGACATGGATACGTTTGATCAACTTCAACCAGAAATTTTAAGAGGCTTTGCTGAGGCAAGAGAATATGCTAAAGAAGGAACCTGGATGGCTCCCGGATTTACCTTTGAGAATATGAGTTATCCTATTCACTGGAAGCCGGTATATCAGGCCATTCAAGAATTTTTAGCCCTGCCGGACAATGATCCTATCAAGCTAGGAGGCATTGACCTTTATCGAGATTTTGAAAATTTTGAAATACGAAATAAATTTACACGTTATGTTAAAATGGCTATGGGTGCTTATGATCCATACATTTATTATTTCCTGTGGGCACAAGGCGATTGGAACGACCGTACCGCTCCAAGAGCAATGACTCCCGAATCAAAATATTTTCCTAATGTAGTTAAGTGGGTTGAAAAAACTATAGAGGATGGAATTTTTGAATATATCGGTCGTGTTATATTCTTTCATTGCGAAGCAGATGGAATTCCGTTTGAGCATCGAGACTTAGATGCTAAGAACGGTGTTAATGTTGTTAAGCCACATCGCAACGAATTTATACACATTCGCCCTAATACAAAGAAAGCGTTCTACATCTGGGACCCAGAGAAGAAAAACAAAGTGTACCTAAACACTCGTGCTGCTTGGTGGAATGATGTAGACTGGCACGGCGGTGAACGTATTATGGAACAAAGCTACAGCCTACGTATTGATGGTAAGTTTACAGAAGACTTCCGTAAGAAGTTAGGTATTGATCATTTAGACACATACTAATTGTGCGGATTCATTTTTCTAGCATAATCCATAATTTCTGGTGTTTTCTTTAAAATAAATTCAACGCTAAAAATCTTTGGTATTGCTAACCAAGTATCGATAATCTGTAGTATTTCTGAAAAGGATGCTTTATATTTGTCATCAACAAATATAGGCCAAGAAGAATTTTCACAAAACGCTAATTTAAGATAGAAAATATTTGCAAATAACGGATTGTCTTCTAAGGCAATTTCTTTACAACGCTCTTGAAGATTATGTTTATTTGTTCCGTAGTCTTTCCATATCTTTGCCCAATCGGCTGCAACAGATCCTATAACAATCATTGTTTTTACTTTATCATGTAAAGCATTAAGAAGATCTAATTGAGCAGTTCCATCGTAGGCACAATTTACAAATATATCGCAACCAATAGAATCATTAATTACACGCTCTTGATCCGATACAATATTGTAACCGTTTGACCTTGACATTCCTGTAACTTCCCATCCTTTAGACAGGAAATGTTCATATATAATTTTTCCAATCCCACTAGTGTGACCAGTTACTATACATTTCATCTTGCAGGTCCAAAAAAATGAAACATATATTTTTCTGTCATTCCGCAGTTTAATCCACCGTGCCACATTGTTCTACTTGGCCACTGATATACTGAACCTTGTTCTTGATTGCAATATGCAGCATCTTCAGTCATAAAAACATGACCCGGTTGTGATTTCATAATAAAACAACAATATCTGACCATGTTAGGTATTTGATCAAATTCGTTTTCGTGGCTGCTGGTATCCCAATGCCAATGTGCCATGTTGCCGGGAGTGATTCTTGCTATCCATGCCGCAATTGCATCTGCTTTAACAAAGTCACAGAATTTAGAAACAACTTCGTTGTCAAATTGTTGTCCAGGAAAAAACATATCCCATCTATTTGTGCCACCTTCTTCTACGGTCTTAACTCCGGCATTTTTCCACTTGGTCATCAGGTCTTCCATGCCAACAATTTCTAAAGGGTCAAGAACAGAATTATTAGGACCAGTATGTGCAGGTTCTGATTTTTTTAAATCTTCAATGACGCTGTTCCAATCGATTAAATTGCCAGTGTTTCCTATATACTTCATCGCTTGACTCCAAAAAAGTTAAACAGATATTTTGGTGTCATTCCGCAATTGATACCACCGTGCCAACTTGTACGATCCGGCCATTGCCACACACTACCCTGTTCTTGAAAATATAAACATTCATCCTCGACCATAATAACATGTCCTACTTGAGGTTTACTTATATTACAGCTTATCCTTACCATGTTTGGCATTGCAGAATATTCTTTTTCGTTATCATTTGCATCCCAATGCCAAGGTGTTAAACAACCAGGGTTTACTCTGCTGATCCAGCAGCTTATAGGGTTAACATTAACATAGTCGGAAAACAAATCAACAATGGATTGATTAAAATTTGTATGTGGGAAAAACATATCCCATCCTGCATTACCACCATCTTTAATTAATACAAAACCAGCGTCATTCCATTTTTTAGAAACATCACTAATACCCACAATGTCGTCATCACCAGAATGTCGAGGACCCACATATCCCGGAGTTTGATCCGAAAGAGAATCTACAATAGATTGCCAATCAATGAGATTTCCAGTGTTTCCTATATATTTCATTTGTATCCTAAAAAATGATATAGATAATGGTCTTCAAACCCGCAGTTACTTGATCCATGCCAAGACATAACTTCCGGCCATTCTACTACGGTACCTTGAGGTACCATATAAAAAGATTCTTTATCAATTAATAAAATTTGTCCATGTGCAGGAGTACCAATATGACAGGTAAATCTTTTTAGGGTTCCTAATTTTAAATATTCTTCCATGCTATCATCGATGTCCTGATGCCACGGTGCATTTTTTCCCGGGCGAACTTTACTAATCCATGATCGAACTTCTGTAAGTCCTACTTGTTTAGAAAACTCATCACTTATATTTTGATCAAAATGTTTACCGGGATAATAATTAATCCATTCAACTTTTTGTGGAGTATATCCAGCTTCGGTCCACATGGTAATTATTTCATTAAATCTACCATCTGTATTTTGATAAAAAGTTCCACCCATTGATCGAACTTCGCCGTCCTGTGTTTTTATACCGTCTAGCACTTGATTCCAATTTATCATTAGTGTTCCTTTTTATTACCTTGAATTATTTTCTTTGTTTCAAACGTTCTATTTTTAATATATGTACCATCAGCTACCCGTATAGTATCCATATTTCGAATCATATTAATATATTGATCGGTCCATTTAATTTTTGTATTTGGAATTGTTTTTAAAAGAATACTTCCTTCGATAGGTGGATCTTCTTTAGATTTTCTTTCCTCATATAAATCCCAACGATATTTTGTTTCCCACTCGACTTCCTCTGCTGGGTCTTCTCTAAAAGTACTATTCTCAACATAAGTTAATAAATCGTCTAAGGGTTCATCTATATGTTCTGCTAATTGTTCTCTCAGACTTTTAAATATTTCTTTTCTGGATGAAACCCAACAATATATCAAACCTTCATTAATAGAAAAATCACCTCTCACAGGACCAACATTAAACTCTCGCCAAGGTAAATTTTCTCGAGTACCATTAATAATGCTCTCCATATAACCATTTACTGGAGTTTTAAATTTTTCACAATTCCACATTGCTGTGTGAATTATTTTATATGAATATCGAGGTAGTATACCTTTCTGATAATTTAAATAATCAACTAACGGTTTAACAAGAAGATTATTAATTAATGGAATTTTCATATCGTTCATTAAGAACATTTCTTTCCACTCTTCTTCTGTGTACGAATAACACGAAACCGGTATGTACATAGCATATTGTTTTTTAGGAAATTGTTTTTTAAAATTTACTATGTACTTTGAATCACTATATTGCTTAAGAAGATCCATAGTTTCCATATTAATACCCGCAAGTTTCATTTGAAATTTTTCAAGATATGCAGGGTCTGCTATAGGAGCATCTGGAAGAACATATAATGGTACATGGTGTGACACGGTTTTAATTTTATTAAACACCGCATCTTCAATTTCCATTTCTTCATAAAATACAGGAATGGTGCTTCCTGGTAAACCAATAATTAATTCAATTAATGTTTCAGCATCGTACTTTTCAATAAAATATTTTGCCAACTCAACATTTTCTTCTGCAGGAATATCAAAACGTTCTACATTTTTTAATACTTGAGGATCTATACTCTGTAAACTTACTTGATAAAATTGTAATACTCCGGATTCAAATAATGGTTCTAATACCGCTTTTTTCTTTTCGACACTAGATTTAGCCAAGCCCATGATCCCAACAAATTTAACATGTTCTTTCATTGCTGCTATCATGTGTGCTATCTCAACATCTTGTTTTAATATTCCATAATTTGCATCTGTTATGAATACTGATCCTACGCCTAAATCTTTAAAATATGAAAAGTCATTTCTAATATTTTCTAAATCTTTGACAATAACTTTTGTTGATGTTCCTCCACCCCATTCACAATACGAACAACTATAAGGACATCCTCTATTTGTTTCATACAATGTAACTAAAACTCTATCATGTGATTTAGCATATTCTGACCATGCGTAACAAATGTCTAAATTCTTTTCAATCAATCCCCACGGATAGCTAAAATCTTTTTTATTTCCTAACGGACCTTTTCCTTTTCTATGGTAACTATTCCTAACGTTATTCCAATTTAAATCACCTTCAATTACACTATCTAACATATCAGTAATAAAAAATTCACCATATTCTACTGCTTGACAGGTTGCATCAAAATACGGATGATCCTTAAACCAAAAAATTGGATCTGTATAAGTAGTTCCTTGATTTGGGCCGCCTAGAACAATCAACGCATTTGGATGTGCTTCTCTAACGGCAAGAGCAATTATTTTAATAATATCCCAACTCCACATATAACTGCTAAACATGTATACGTCTGCGTTGGCATTAATGGCTTCTTCAACTACATCATCTAACGTTTGACCAGTGTAATCCATCACGGGAGGAATCCATTCCCACTTATCAGAATGTTTTCCGTGGTCTTCGTAATATCTTTTAAATTCTAACCAAACAAGAGGTAAGAAAAGATAGATGTGCTGCTGAACATCCCATCTAAAGAACCATATTTTTTTCTTAGACTCTGTCATAAATTTTATTATAAATTTTTTCTAAATTTTCCGGCCATTTGCTATAAGTTAATAATCCAGATTTAAAAATAGTTTCGATATTTAACATACCGTTTTCTTGTGCCTTTGTAAATCTATCAGTATCTAACCCAATCAATCCTAATAATTGGTTATAATCGAGATACGGATAATCTCTTTCAATTGTAGCATAAAAATCTATTGTTCTCATATTTCCATTATCATCGTAATAATGACTATGCGGATATATTGTTGCTTTTAAATAACCTAAGCTGAACTGATCAAGAATTATATTTTCTAAATTTGAATACCAATTAATATTAAGATCGTGGTCTCTATAAACAGAATCATTGCAGGTTTTACCATACCATTTAATAAAAATTTTCTTATCTATTATATCAATAACTTCTGGTGCGTATGGACGATCTTTAAATATTTCTAAATATTTTATTTCTCGATTAAAGGCAAATTCAACATGGTCAGCTGTATAAGAAAGACGTTGTTGATTGAGTTGATAATCACACGGAAAACAAAAATTCATACAGAAAACATCACCTTGAGGACTTACTCTCGGTTCATAACACATTTGGGTAGTTGTAGGACGAAGTTCTGTTTCGTGTGTCTTGTAATAAAGATTCCAATCTTCAATGTTCATCTTTGTTCTCGCATAGGATATTTATAGGCTAATTAATAGCATAGAACAAGTCATGAAAGATAAAATACAAACATATATTAAAATAGTAGAAGAAAAAACAGGCTCTCCTACTTTTTGTGCATTACCATGGATACACTTAGCTACTCGCCCAAACGGCGATGCTCGACTATGTTGTGTTACAAATGCATCCGGTGCTCGCACAGGAGACCACGAAGTTGGGCTAGTTAAAAAAGAAAACGGACAACCTGCAAACTTTGGTAAAGATACTCTATTATCTGCATTCAATAACGAATACATGAAAAGTGTTCGTAAAACTATGATAGAGGGAAAAATTCCTGCTAGTTGTACCAAATGTTTTGAAGAAGAAAATAACGGAGTTGTTAGCAAACGTCTTTGGGAATTATATGAGTGGAATCGAGACGGGTTGGATTTTCAACAATTAATTAAAGATACTTCCGAAGACGGATCAGTACCTCCGATTATTAGATACATGGATCTTAGACTAGGACACACTTGTAATTTAAAATGTGTTATGTGCAGTCCACATGATAGTAGTCGCTGGTTACAGGACTATGATAAAGTCATGGATGGATTAAAAAGTAAGGTTGTTAAATTTCAATTAAATTTTGAAAAAACAGAATTCAATAATACATGGTATGAAAAGCCGGAATTCTGGGAAGAAGTGTTTGAACAAATCCCTAATATTACACAACTTTATTTTGCGGGCGGAGAACCCTTAATGATTAAGGAACATCGAAGGTTCCTTGATGAGATTATTAAACGCGGCTACGCTAAAAACATTAGTCTACGTTATAACAGCAATGGTATATTTGTTAATGAAGATATAATTAATGTCTGGAGTCAATTCAAACAGGTTCGATATGCATTCAGTATAGACGCCTACGGTGATCGAAATCATTATATTAGATTTCCTGCAGATTGGAGTGATATAGAACGTAGTTTAAGATTAATGGATGATGCTCCAGATCACATACATTGCGCCATTGCCTGTGCTGTACAAGCATTAAACATCAAACATATTGTTGACTTTGCTAAATGGAAATTGAGTCAAGGGTTTAAAAAGATTAATAAGTTTACACTAGACGAATATCAAACAGGCGGCGGAATTATTAATCTTCATTTGTTATACATTCCTACTTTCCTAAGTGCTAGAATTTTACCTAAAGAAGATAAAGAGCAAGTTAGAAAACAATTTGAAGATTTTAAACAATGGCTATGGGAAAATTATACTCAAGATGATAATTTTTGGAATACTAATCCCTATGGATGGAAGAGATGGGAAGCTATTTTAAAATTTGTAGAAGCAGAGGATCATACACATCTGCTCCCCGATTTTATAGATTATATCAATAACCTAGACCAAGTGCGAAACACTAAATTTTCTATTATTTTTCCTGAGCTCTCGCATTTATTTGTCGAATAATTTCATCAGCAAATTTTCTATGCCAACTAATTGATGGACTTACTCCGTCTCTAGCAATATCTGTTTGATCATCAATAGCGTTGCAATACATTTGCCATGGAACGGTAAAGGTATCAATGTTATGCATCTGACAAACTAATTCCACCATATGTTTATTTTTATCTCTGTTGTACTTACAACTGGTATTGTCTATGCCCATAAAGTAACCTTTATATGGCGGATCAGAATATGCTGTAACACTTTCGTGAAAGTTATCTAAAAATACTTCGCGCCTTACATCTTGTGGCCACATAATAATAGCACTAAGTTTTTTACATCTAGGTAAAAAATAAGGTATTGTACAGGCTACCATTCTTGCAATAGTATCAGGAGATGCTTTGGCAATGGCTAAATTTAAAATTCTAACATTTGGTATTTCTCTTTCAACTACTCTAAGAAAAACATCATCCTCGGGTATGGCAACACCTGCTGTAGAACTATGTCCGAATCCTAAAAACAATTCATCGTACTGATGATACGAGTCTTCAAATTCTTTTTCTCTATAACCTAGACTATTGATCACATACTCAACATCGTCCGTATTATATTTTGCATTTTCGGGTTTATCGGGACTCTGTGGAAACAGATCATTCCCCCATTTAAAACTAGATCCTGCTACCTTTTTCATAGGACTTGCTGCTACCCATGATGGCGGAATGTGTGGATAGAAATATTTGTTAGACATGTTTTTCCTTTGTTAAAGGTATGTCGGCAGCACAGGTACAATAATCACGAGTACATATAACGGGATCGTTGGGAACAACAAACGTACCGTGGTATATGTTGCCCAAGCTACCTCCTACTCTACAAGTAGCACGATGTACTTCTCCGTCCCAATTAATCATTAGGCTTTCGATACCTGCGCTGCACGACCATCCTTTAAATTGATTCATATGTTTCTTGATAACATCATTAGCATGTATTATTTGACTATCATCTATTCTACAATTTGGTTTTGCTGTAGCATCTTGTTTTAAAATCCATTCAAGGTCTTTACCGTCATACTTTAGATCATCAAATACATTGTGGTCTCCTTCAGTCCAACGTATTCTGCGTACAGCAAATTTAATACCAATGTCGCTAAATGCTTTAACAACATTTCTGACATGATCCATTTTATTATGATGTGCCATTATATTAACAAAAAATTCACGTTCTGTAGAATCGTAATATTTTAGAATCGTATCAACTATTCTGGTCCATTCATGTTCAAAGTGTAAACTAAAAACAATGTGATTCCAAAACATTTCGTTTTGTAAATACCATTGATAACCGCGTGTACCGTTGGTTGTTACATTTACCCAAAAGATGTTTTTACGTTTTAGATATTCTAAAAAATCTTCAATATCTGGATGCACACAGGGTTCGCCGCCAGTGAGACTAATACGCAAAGGTTTACCCAATTCGCATAACTTATCAACGGTTGCTTCTAAAATGTTTATATCTGTATGAGGGCTAAAGTTGTCATGAATAGCCGACGGGCAATACGAACAATCGTAATTGCATCTTTTACCAAGATTCCATTCTATTTTAATTTGATCCTGATGTGGCCAGGCCGAGGTTATTTTTTGCATATATAATTAATTATCGTTATAAGATATCCCCATGAAAAAATTAATCAAAATACAACCAGTCAATACAAATAATTTAAGAATTGACTACATCATGACAACTCAATGTCCTTATAGTTGTCGTTATTGTACACCTACGCTCTATGCAGGTAAACATAAAAAAATCAATGCAGAAACTATTAGTTTATTTTTGGATAAATTTAAAGATCGAAAGGTTATTATGAATTTAACTGGCGGTGAGTGTACAACTCATCCTCAGTTTGAAGAAATTATTAAAATGCTCTACGATAAAAAAATTAACACCATTGTTGATACTAACGGAATTAGAACAAAACGTTGGTGGAAAGAGTATGCTCACATGGTAGCCAATTGGTGCATAAGTTTACATCCTAGTCAACTAGAAGAACTAGACATAGAAAAAATTAAAATTGCTGCCGAAGCATCGTTTGTAGTTGTTTATGTATTAATGGATCCTCTATACCTAGATAAAGCACTTGACTGGTATGACCAACTGAGCAAGGTAGAAAATATTAGACTTAATGCTTTTAGAGTTTTAGGAGTAGATTATACCGAAGAACAAGAAGAAATTTTAAAAAGCATGGAAGGGAAATGGAATTTCACTCCTGAAAGACAGGCGGAATTAGAAAAAACACATAGCTGGATGATGGATATGGGAAGTATGGGAAAATATGATGACGGTACAGAATCATTAATTGACTTCGCAGAAATACTCAGAAACGATCAACACAATTTTAAAGGATGGCTATGTAAGGCAGGAAACGAATCTATTGGAATATACGATGACGGTACAGCTATGTGGGCAAGGTGTCGTGTAAGGAAATATGATAACTTCATGGACCTTGATCCAGAAGAATTAAAAATTCCAATGATCTGTCCGTTAGATAGATGTAATTGTGGTACAGATATTCGTATGTCTAAACAAAGCCCAGACTACATAGAATAATCAAATATATTTTTTAAATTCGGGAGTCACATCTGTAAAAGATTGATTCCTTGTTTCATCTAATCGTTGATTAAATTCTATACAATCTTTCCAAGAATGGCTTTCATCTTTGGCTATTAGGAAATTTTGAACACCTTCAATTTGTTTAATAGTAAGGTCTAATAACATTGGATGTTGTTTAACTAGTTTATAATTGAGTATTTTACTTTTTACTGCTTCTAATCTATGATATGCAAGAGTTTTTAATTCAGCCGGCAATACTTGGATAGATAATACATCTGGATATTTTACCATATTGGTATAAAATACAATTCCTAAATCATTTAAAAAATATTCTATCATTTTATCTAAAATTAACACGTTGCTAACCTGCACAGCAACAGCCCCAACGATGCGACTAATATTAGGAATAGTTTGTATTTGTTTTATATTATCGATCAGTGTGTTCCAATTGGCATTACCTCTAACATATTCATAACTAGGTCCTATACCGTCAATACTTACATTTACAGCAACAGATTTAAACTTAGGCCAGTATTCCCAAATAGTTCTATTACCCTTGCCTAACATACTCAAGTTTGTTGCGTACTTAATTTCAATCTGATGACCATATGGTGCAAGCATATCTAATATGCGATAATGCTGAGGATCCATTAAAGGTTCGCCACCAGCAAACTCTACACGTCTAAAGTGTGGCAAGTTCTTTTCTAAACTAGCCCACCAATTTGGATTATCTTCAAACTTGTCTAATAAAGGTTTGCGCTCTAGATTGTGATCCTCTACTAAATCAAAAATAACCTTTCCTGTATCTTTGTAATACTTTTTTATTACATTCCAATCGTTCCAACTTGTGCTATCTCCTGGGTGACACATGCGGCACTTAAGATTACACAAATTGTTTAATTTTAGTTCCATTGTAGGTATTTCAAAGGGCATTGTATAATCGTCATTTAAGCGTTTTAAGGCATTGGGGTACAAGTTGACCCTAGCTTCAGGAATTACACCGCTTATATGACGTTGTCGCAAGGATTCGACGCCCTGATCTTCTAGGCTAAAACACGGTTCGCATTCTGGAGGACGTATGTTAGTAAGTACTGACTTACGAATCCGTTTCATTTCGTCATTATTCCAAACTTCTTCCAAAGTCTGTTTTTGAATAAAACCTATTGGATGACTTCTACAACATACTTGAATAGCTCCATCCTCTCTGGTAGCAAGGCCAGTAAATGGATGCATACAAAATGTTTTACTTGTTTCGTTCAATTGCCCAGGCCCTTTCTTTACACCAGAAACATTCTCCGCAGGTTGGAATTGTCTGTCCTGGTGTATATGTTGTATAGTCGATACCGTCAAACTCTCCCTCACAGCTTCGTGTAATGTTTAACAGGTCTTCAAGATCTAATCTTTTGTATTGTTTAATAACCCAATCCTTCTCTACGAAACGGAAAGGATGTACGGCCCAACGCCCCATATGCTGCATCAGAACCAAATGTTTATTATTCTCAGTGGGCTCAATATCACGTTCATGCATTCCGTTAAATTGTGCAAGTCTTGGATTATGAGTTACCGCATTATAGTATGCAGGTATATTATGTTTATGACAAATAAATTCAGCGTAAGCACGTTGTTGAATATTGTCGCCACTTACGTTCTTGCCATACTCATCTGTTAAAGTTGGTCCTATGTTTCCGTATTCTATTTCAGGTGCTATAAAATTAGTGTGACGAATAAACTTCTTATGATAGTGTCGTTGAAACAACCAGTTATAAACTCTATCAGCATCGTGTTGTTGCCATGGGCGTGTTTTCCACATACGCACATGATTGATAATGTGGATGGTAACATTGTCATCGGCATATGAACATAACAAGTGTGCTAGTAATGCAGAGTCTGCACCGCCGCTTACACTAATAGCAATGCTTGGCCATTTAAAATCAAATGGCAATTCGACGTTGTCTACATTTAATGTATCAAGCTGCATTTTCTAAATACCTTATTAATGGACTAACTCCCACAGGTTGATTATTTTTTAAAGCCAGATAAATTGAATTAGTTTGTGTTAAATTAAAATCTTTACACACTTTATAATATTTGTCTCCGTGCGTATTCCACAAATAATCTGATTCTAAATTGCGAACAAAATGCAAACCTATCATAGCTAAAGCACGATTGTTCATATGAAAATCATTCATAATACTAACACTATCTGCTTTATCATCTCTAGACCATCTTAAACCTATTCTGTTCCACCCTAAACCAAGACCTTTACTAAGGCTGATGCCAACGGATCTAATAACTTCATTACTAAAATCAAAATTAATATCGCGGCAGCAACTGATCCAAGCACCGTCAATATGTACTTCAATGTTCTTAATTTTGCATTCATGCAAAACTTCCTCCATGTCTTGATGTGGTGCACCAACGCTAGGAAACGGCATTGCTATAATTAAAGGAATATCTGGAATTAGCGAGCCCACATCTTTAACATACGCTAATCCTAATCTTTCGTGGTATCTGTAATCTCCACGAAGTACTTGTACCGGACCTTTCATATATTGATTGTCTATAAATTGTGTACAACCAATGATAATATTTTTGTAATTAAATGCATCTAAACCTATTAATGTGTTTAGTCTAGATTTAAGCAACCAATTTTCACATTCGGTTTTAAAATTTTCATAGACTTTATCAGTAATGTCTTTTTCCAATTTACCATTCAATACTTCTGTGATTAAATTTTCAATTTTATTATCCGACAGAGGTTGCGGTCTTTCAACTTCTAACCATTTTTCATCATATGTTGGTGCTATTTTTATTCTGTCCACAAGATATTTAACCTAGTAATAGTAGCACATAAATATTTCATGCTGACTAAAACGAATATTAAATTAGACATTGCCCCAATTATAGAACAAGTTTCTTCATTAGATTTTGAAAAAAGTCTAACCCTAAACTATACAACTGGCAAACTCCTCAACGGTCCTTATACAACCAAACCAGAGTATGTAGGAACCCCATTAGGTGATGCATTAGAATCGATTGGAAATTTAGGAGAAGCACGATTACTCAAATTAAATTCTGCAGAGTCTTATACCGCTCATGCAGATCCCGATGATCGCATTCATGTGGCCATAACAACTAATCCTCATTCGTATCTAATTAACTTAACTGATAATCAACTTTATCATTTACCGGTAAATGGAGAAGTATGGCATATGGATACTAGTAAAATGCATGTGGCAGCAAACTTTGGGGCAAGGCCTCGAATACATTTAAACATCAGGGTAGCATTACCTAAATTTAAAGCGCCAGGATATTCTTTAAAAATTGAAGGTGGAGACTATGATTGGAAACAAGAGTCCTATACTACTCTAATGGCGTTCTTCAATCGAGCTATTAAATCAAATTATATAACTGGTTTTGAAAAAGTTAACGAAAAAGAAGTATTATTAAATTGTAATCCGCCTATCCTCGATGCTAAAATTAATGAATTGAAAGATAAAGGTTTTGTAGTATCTCTTACTCCAGTATGACATTCTATCCTGACCCAATAAAAATCTTAGATATAGAACCAAGTTCGTATTGTAATGCTAAATGTCCTCATTGTATGAGGGAAAGTCAGAACGGAGATTATAGTTTTTTCAAACAGGTAAACTTACATGAAAGTTTCTTCAATGTATTTTTTCCTACCGAAGTTGCAGCTCAATTAAAAATTGCATCGTTCAGCGGTAATATTGGTGAGCCTGCAATGAATAAGGATCTATTAAACATACTTCGTTGGTTTCGTAAACAAAATCCAAATGTATTCTTAGAAGTTTATACTAATGGTAGCGTTCAGCAACCGCAATGGTGGATAGAACTTGGCAATATTATCGGCAATAATGGTAACGTTATATTTGCTATTGATGGTTTGAAAGATACTAATCATATCTATCGAGTAAACGTTAAATGGAATAAATTGATTCAAAATGTAAAGGCATACATCAGTACAGGAGCAACAAGCACTTGGCAGTTTATTCCATTTAAACACAATCAGCATCAGGTTGAAGAAGCTGAACAAATGAGTAAAGACCTAGGATTTAGTCATTTTAAAATTAAAATTTCTCATAGAGAATTATTAAATCAACCACAAAATCAAATTAATGCTGTTGAGCCTACTGACGATCCAAGATTTGTACACCAAGGACAAAAATTAGATTTTCTAAACATGAAGAAAACCGAAGATTATCTTGATTCTGTAGATATTAAATGCTACGCAATTGAAGAAAGAAATTTATATATTTCTGCGGAAGGTTTAGTTTTTCCTTGTTGTCACACAGCAAGTATATTTTTATTAGATGATAATTTACTTCCCGAAGGGTATGATTGGATTAAGAATGCTAAAAAGGATTTTGACAAAGACGAAATTAGTCTTTATAAAAACAAATTAGAAAATATCTTATCATCTAATACATTTAATAAAATAAAAGAATCGTGGTCTCTTAAAATGTCTAGCGGTAGGAATCCACTATGCGCTGCTGTTTGCGGTAAATGTTCTAATAAAGGTAGTCTTATAGAAGGTCTACTGGGCCTTTAATTCAGTTTTACTAATAAATTGATCTTGGGGAGTAGAAAATAATTCTGGTTGTACTCCGCAGGTTCTTACACAGGTAATCAATTTATTCTCATTCCAATAGTAATCCCAAACTGATTGATATTCTGTCGAATCAATTATATCTTTTAAAGATTTTTTATCAACATTTAAGTTATCAATTCCGCCCAAACTTTCTACAAGTTGTTCGTATTGATGAAACATTTCGTTTCTTACTGCTCTTAATTCAGATAATTCATCGGGTGCTTGGTATGGAATCATTGACAACCAGCAACACGGAAAGACATGTCCTTGAGCATTTATATATACTTCTTTCATTTTAACAGCATAACATTTAATTTCTGTTCTCTTTACAATGTCTTTATATTGATCAATTACTTTTTTGTCAATAAATTTAATTTCTGAGTACTGACTAGGTTCTAGATAATATATAGTTTCTTTATTTTTATTGTAAACAGGAAACTTAGCATCTAATAAAAATCGAGAACTATCTTTCATAGTAAAATCTTCAAACCCTAATTCATAAGCTCGGTTTTTAGCTTCACTAACTTGATGTTCATTATGTTTAAATCTTATGAATGCCCATTCGGCCCGACCACCTGCCAAAATAAATGCTCTAGCATTCTCTATAATTTTTTCATAATCGGTACCAATTCTATAAATTGCCTGCGTATCTTCTAATCCGTCTATGGCAAATATTACTTTATGATTCTTGGGCAACGCAATGGCTAACTTGGCCCACCATGATTTACTACGAAGGCTTCCATTTGTATGGATTCGTAATTCTATTTCTGAGTTCATCTGTCTTGTATAATCAACCATTTCTAACAAATGATTGTTAAGAAGAGGATCTCCGTAGTTTCCGCAAAAATATATTGCTGAAATTTGAGTTAGAACTTCTTTATTGATAATTGACTTGTATCGATCTAGAGTCCAGGATTCGGTTTTGATAAGAGGATTTTCAATTCCTCCGTGAATATTCCGAGTACACATAGGACAACTAGCCTGGCAGTTATTTGATATTTCTAAATGAAGCTGTCTTAGGTCACTAAACTTAAACATTATTTTTTACCGATAATCATGAATCTTTTATACAATGGTAAGTCTAGCTCACCTGCATATAAAATTTTTTCTAATCCACATTGTTGTTTAAATTCATTTAGATCTTTAGCAATGCGTACATGCTCTGGAATGTCGTAGTTATTACTTTGTAGAACAAACAAACTATTGTGTGGCATACCACTCAACCACAATTCATATTGATCTTGTGAGATGTGTTCAAAACTTGTATTAATAATAATATCAGCATCACTTCTGATACTACACATATCACCGGTCACTGCACGGAACCTACCAGCCTCAAGTTCCATTTGATTCATTAGGTTTGCTATAGGTTCGCAGGTCGGATCAATGTCAATACTTCTAATGTTATTAACAAACAACTCGCTTTGGAATATAAGACTCGATAATGTTCCTACCCAGCCGCCATGAATGTCTACACTTGGCCAAGTTTTAAAATTACCGCGTTGTTTAATTAATTCTTTTATAAGCCATTCTTTACTACTCATCTGGCCTTTCCAGAAAGCATCTAAGGTTCGCATGGGGTCTTTGCTTTCACGGATGGCACACATCCAATAGTGTAAATGTTCTAGGTCTATTTGCATTTTGGTATCTTTGAATCTGCCGAGCTTACGCAGGCCGGAGTAATACAACGACGTGGTTCTTTAAATAATTTAAAATTGTTTAATGTTCCTAGTGGTTCATCGTGACAACTATAAGATCTTTTAACTTCATCACTACGAATTATAACACTTTGATAGCCGCTATTACAAGACCATCCTTCAAACTTATTAAATCCAAAGGCATTAAACCGTTCTGCCTGGTCAAATAAGTATTCTTTTCCTTCAGAATCATACAATGCTATTTGATAGACATCAGCATTTCCTGATTTTTGTGGGAATCCTGTTTGCATTAAATGAATCATTTCTTCTGTATATCCATCAACTACAAAACTTGCAGTTGGATCGCTCTGTGGTTTTAGAGTAACGTTAATTCCCCTCGAATGTAGTCTTTCACACCTTTCATATAATTCAAAAAAGTTTTCAGGAACCATAACTTGATTGACGGTAACATGAACTAATTCATACATGAGCTGTAGACATTTGTCACTAAACTCCTGTTCTTTAGCAAATTCTGAATGATAACTTGCTGTTATACTTCGCCGTTGAAGCATTTCGGTATTTGAACACCAAGTCTTCCACCATTTACTACCGGGACTTAAATTGGTAGTCATGTGTATGCTTTGGTAAGGTGTTTGGGGACCGTCATCAATATGTTTAACTAGGTCTAATAATTGTTTATAGGCAGTAGGTTCCCCTCCGCTAAAAGACCAATGAAACTTATTAAAACCATTTTCCCTAGCTTGATTTTTAATTTCGTCTATGGCTTTGGTATAAACGGAAAACTCTTGATAATCTTGCTTATCCGATCTAGCATATGGCCAGCAGTAACTACATTTGTAATTACAAAATCGTCCTAAGATCCAACTAACAGAAAACAAATTGTCAGACAACATAGTTCGTTGTCCAAATCTTGTTATATTTTGAAATGGTATTTCTTGAAAATTGATATTCATAAACTGAACATATTTAAGCCACAATCAGTTGTTCTAGAGGGATTGCGAGTATATAATAAGTATGTGGTCGTGAGTGGAATATGGCAGACCTCCCGCCAAACCTATAGTTTGGAAAGGGGCCGGAACGATGGGCATAGCCCGCAGTTCTTGTAGGTTCGAAACCTACCGACCACACCAATTATCATAAGGAAAAATATAATATGTCAAATACCGTAGAACAATTAAAATCAGCTTTCGAAACATTCCTAGCAGAAGATGCAAAGTTTACATCGGGTAATGGGGCAGCAGGTACAAGAGCACGTAAAGCTCTACAAGAAGTTGCTAAGTTAGTTAAAGCTCGTCGCAGTGAGATCACCGATGAGAAAAATGCTCGCAAAGAAGCAAAAGGAAAATAAAATGTTAACCAATGAACAACTTGAAGCAATTAAATCAGATGAAATAGCAAGTATTTCTGATGATGTTGTTTTAGGCATTGGTGCTGTCGGAGCCGCTCAATCGATGACCGATTTATCTTATAGCGGCATCGACACTATAACGATTTCTTCTCTAGATTCGTTAACGACAACCCCAATTACCACGATAACTCTACCAAGTACAACCTCTGGAACATCTTACACTACTTCTACTGGTTCATGGACGTCATCTCCTTGTTATACAATTAATACCGGATCAACGTGCTATGGAACTTTAAACGTATCTCCTCCTAGAGTTAACTTTGACGGTAACGGTATTCAACTAGATAAAGAAGCTGATATTAAACTTGGTGACATTAGTTTAAAAGAGTTTCTTAAAAAAATGGAAGAAAGGTTATCAATACTTGTACCTGATCCAAAAAAACTTGAAAAATTTCAAGCCCTTCAAAAGGCCTATGAACATTATAAAACATTAGAAAGTTTATGTTTTAATGAACCAGAGGAAGAAGAACAAAAGTGATAAAGGTATTAGATGATGTTATTCCAGAACATCTTCAAGACTATTACGAGTTGAGCATTTTAGGTATTAGTGGGGACAAAATGATGCACCCTATTATAGATCTAAAATGTAAATATGAACTCACAGCACGAGAGGAATCTATAACTCCGTTAAGTTTTGTTCATGTTCTTAAATCATCTAATACATTATCTTCTCACTTACCAAATTTTGGTTTGATCCCTCAATTAGTATTTGCAAAAGAAAATATTCAATTTAAAGATATATTAGTTGGCAGAATTTTTGTATTAATGCCATATAATACTGATAAAGAATATTATGATGCACATGTTGACCTTCCTTATCCTCATTTAGTTGTATTGTATTATGTTAATGACAGCGATGGTGACACCGTATTCTTTGACGATCATGACAATATTATTAAACGAGTAACACCAAAAAAAGGAAGAGTTGTTTTATTTGACGGCACACTTCGACACGGAGGAGGAATTCCTAAACATGGTCCTCGATGTGCTGTTAATTTTGATTTAGCGATTTAAAGGAAATATAAATGGATGTCAAGCTCGTCTCCTATTCACAACCAACAACCGATTTTGCCGACGCAGGAATTACAGATGCGCAAGAGCTCATCGCCTACTGCGCCCGAGTCTCAAACCCGAGTAACCAGCTCAACACTGACACAAGCGAAAAACTTATCAAGTATCTCGTTAAACACGCACACTGGAGTCCTCTCGAAATGGTTTCAGCTTGCATGGAAATTACGACAACACGAGATATTGCAAGGCAAATCTTACGACACAGAAGTTTTAGTTTCCAGGAGTTCAGCCAACGTTACGCTGACCCAACAAAGGATCTCAACTTTGTACTTAGAGAAGCACGACTCCAAGACACCACAAATCGACAAAATAGTATAGAAACCGATGACAAACGTTTGCAACGAGAGTGGGAGATTCGACAAAATAATGTCATTACAGAAGCAAGATTAGCATATCAATGGGCTATTGACAACGGTATTGCCAAGGAACAAGCTCGTGCTGTATTGCCTGAGGGCTTGATTGAAAGCCGTTTGTACATGAATGGAACGTTACGTTCGTGGATTCATTTTATAGAACTGCGTTCAGGCAATGGTACACAAAAAGAACATCAGGAAGTTGCGTTGGCTTGTGCAAAAGCTATTGCTGCTATCTTCCCAATGAGCGAGAGTTTGGTTCAAAATGTCTAAAGAATTAGATAAATTCTGCGAGAACTACGAAGTTCGTGTTCTCAATGATCAAAAGAGGAGGGTAAGATACCGTCCTCCTCAGTTCTTTACAGACCCTACACGGGCTGATATCATTAGAAACGATTTTATAGAACACGAGTCTGAACGTGTGTTTACCGTTGAGATCCCAGAAGGTAGGCTACGTGCTTTGGTAGAATTGGAAAATCGTTTCTTCAAATGGCACCATCACACACAAAGTGAAGTTGATATCTTCCAAATGCTGATGGAAAAGGAACGTGAAGAATCTTTTATGCGACAGACTAACCCTGCTGTTCAAAAAGCCTACGAGCAATATAGCATTATGTTAAATCTAGCAGGTTATCAGAGAAAAATATGACGGAAACACGTAAACGTACATTGGCAAGGGCTGTGTCTTATAGAATTATTGCAACTATAATTACAGCATTTTGGACAGGTATTAGTGCGGCGATTGCCATTCATATTATCTTAACTGGTGTCCATTATGTAATGGAAAGAATTTGGTTAAAGATAAAATGGGGTAAAATCGAATCATCTTGACAGGTTTTTTAATTTCTTGTATAATTAAAGTGTTCGACTATTAAGTCTTGAGAGATTATATTATGAGAAACTATTGGACCTGTTCAAAATTCGCCGACTGGCTAAGAGGTTCTGCTAAACCAAACGCAGAAACTTCTAAAGGCTGGGCGCAGTGGAAACGTGCTTCGAAAGAAAAGCATCCTTTCCGTTATTGGCTAGCGGAAGAAGGTCTTGATTACATCCAGGATGTTTGGATGTGGATACCTGATAGGATCAACGATGTTCGATATTATATTAACAATCGCTTTATTACTCGTACTCATTGTCTTTCTGCTCACCCTCGCGATATCAAGCGTGGCACTTGGTGCGATGTTGGGAATCGATTCCTGCCATGTCTTTTTAACGAACTTGTTGAATTCGTTGAAATCGAACTAGCATGGAACTACTGCGTTTGGGATGATGAAGCTCGTAAAAAATACAAGTATCCTTGGTGGCGTCGTTGGTACCGTAATTGGCGTTCAGAAGAAGCTGCTATGGCCTATATCGCTTGGGCCAAAACGTTGACCAATGCAGATTTTTTGGACGAAGATAAAAAGCACGAAGCAGTTCCTACACATCAAGCAGAAGCTGCTAAAGAAATGGAAATACTCTACAAGTGGTGGAAGTACGAACGCCCTGCTCGTCCTGATCCCTACGATGTTAGTGGCTGGCACGATATCTGTGAACGTCGTCGTGTGAAATATCCAGACGAGATTCTTCCAGAAGACGAAACAAAGAAAGAAAAAGCAGAATCTAAAAAATCTCTTGACATGTTACACAAATTAGAGTTACAATATGAACAAGAGGACGAGGCAATGATGATTCGTTTAATTAAAATTCGTCAATCACTTTGGACATAATATGAAAACTTCTGCGTTTAGAACCTGGGTTCGAGATTTGTGGTATGCAAATTGCGAAGAACATTTTGAAGTAAACGAACCTAAATATACGCATGAAGAATATTTTCAGAAATTCAAATGGTGGTTAAAACGAGAATACCGTCATCAAACAAGGAAAACATGACAAGAAAATCTAAGCACGAAGAGCTTTACAGCAAATATATGGCATTTAACAATATTATGTTAGAAGATTATAAGCCGGCAGAGATTGCTGCCATTATGGCTGTACAGGCTTTTAGTTTTTATAAAACAATCATGGACGAAGACGATTATCTTAAAATCATCGATACCATATACGAAAATAGACATAACGTCAAAACATTCGATCAAGGAACACTTTAATGAAATCACAAACACCTGCTGAAGGAATTATGCTTACCCACGAATGGGGTAATAGCAAGATGTATAAAATTGTTTGCGGATGCGGTCAACCAAATCACGAACACGATCTTGATATTGAAGCAGATGAAACAGGTGTTAATGTAAATGTCTATACAACTATCAAAACAAATTATTGGGACGAAACCGTAAAAAATCGATACGATATTGATAATGTTTGGTTGCAAGAGTTTGATTGGGCATGGAAAAGTCTGGTTAATGGGATTGTTCGAAAAGTAAAATTAACTTGGGAATTGTGGTCTACTGGTGCAGTGACCGCACAAACTACTATTGCTATGACTGAGCAACAGGCTTTTAATTATGCAGAAACTTTAAAATCTGCTGTTAAAGATGTTAAAGATTTTCGTAATCAACAACAAGCAAAAAAAGAAAACACAGCAACAATTAAACAGGCAAACGAAGGGGATTGTGTATAATGGCTACTAAAAAACAAAAAGAAGAATTAATCGAGATTCTTAAATTTACTCCCCGCACATATAGACTTGAACTAGGTGCATATGGTGGGGAATGCTATTTTGGAAAAGTAGATCGTAAAATTTATGATTTCTTTAAAGAACATAAAATTGATCTAGACGAATATGCCAGTGACTGGGATGACGAGAAGTGGACTTTTGTCCCAGACGATCTTCGACCGTTTCCTCCCGGTGCACCGTATGATGGTCATAACTCTATTCAATGTAGTGGCGCTACATTAGACAATGGCAATTACTTAACTATCTACGACGAAAACAATGACGAAGTGTTTCAATGCACACTTGATCCGGAAGATCTAGACAATCATGGTATTGAAGTAAACTGCTGGGAAGAAGAATATATTGATGACTATGACGAAGGTACGATTGTCTTTTGGGGTGGTCAAGGTGAAAAGGGTCTATTGTTTGGAGCGGAAATTGAACTTAAACAACCATTTGATCCTAAAAAAATAAAACTTAATTATAGCAATGCCGACGGATGGTGTATTGTTAACGGTGTTGAATATAATGAAGAAGAATTAGATAATAATGATTATTCTACCACAGGCAAATGGGGAGAAAACAAATGGATCATTGTTGGCGATACAGAAGAAGTCTACGAAGGTGTTAGCCGCGAGGATGTTGATCCCGATGAAGAAGAACAAGAAACTACCGAATGGCCTGTAGCTGAAGAACCTGCAAAAACAGATTGGTTTGACAAAGATGTTAAGCCAGAATATAAAGGCGAATACGAAGTTTGTATAGATGCTCCGTGGCCGTTAGGCGGCCCGGGGATGGCAGAATGGACTGGAAGAACTTGGAAACAAGACGATAAAAAAGTTAAAATTACTCAATGGCGCGGACTAACAGAAAACCCTGAGGCATAATATGGCACATTATACTATTACTCCACTTGAAAAGAAAAGTATCTATATTGTTTATGAAATGTATCGTGAAAACGATGATGGCTCTATCAGTTGGTTTAATGTAGAAGACCACTATCGTTGGGGCAAAGGATTTATTGCTGAAGATATGGAATGTAATCTATCAGCTGCTGATAGTCCTACCCAATATTGCAAAGCAGACGATGGTGAATATGATGGATGTGATCTTGAAGATCAGGTTGCCTGCTGGTTTGAATTTAGCGACGATATCACTGAAGAAGAACAAGAAGAAATTAAAAAGAATTATTTAGAAGGTAACGATGACGGCATGTGTGGGGCAGGCTGGTTATTTGATGCTGAACATAACTGGCAAGAAGAAGATACATATGTTGTTGTGTTAGGCCCGTATAAGGTAGAATTTTGTGAACCAGATGGAACCGTTATTCGTGAAGTAAAATTGCGTACTCAAGAAGAATGTAATAAACTTTATGAAGAAACTGGACAATATGTATCAAAAGATATTGAATTAAAATGAAACAAGTTTCAAAAAGCCCTGAACGCATGACTTTTCAAAAAGAAGGATATGTAAAACGTCAGATCGAAAAGGGAGAACCCATCAATGAGAATTATTTGAAAATGTTTGAGAATCACCTCAATGAACACGATCAAAGGTTTGACGATCCCGAAAGATGTGTTAATGATATGGAATACGATCTCTTAACTGCTGATTGGATTTTATCTAAAGTAAGATCTAGTGACACTTATGCTCAAAATTTATATGCGGCAATGTGTAACAACGGTTTCATTAAATTGGAAGTTATTCCTGTATTAAAACAAGAAGAATGGGGTTGCTCTTGGCGTTATGCCGGAGGTATTATTGCAGATATGCAACAAAAAGGTGATTATATCGATTGGTACTGCTCTGGTATTCGAGGCGGCCTATCATATGACGACGATATCCAAAATGGATATTTTCCTGAAGGATTTATTACCGACGAGATCCGGAATGATCTTCAACGTCTTGGCTGGGCAGTAGCGCCTGGTGGAGATTGGGAAAATTTTAACACCAAAGGAGAAAAGGTAAAATAAAATGACCTGGGAACTTTACGAGGTCTGGTCTGTTGATGCTGACGGACACGAAGAACTGATAGACACCACCAAAAGCCTTAAAGAGGCACGAGAAATGGCTGAAACAGCATTAGCTGATTTTCCGTCTGCAATTATATATAAAGAAACAGAAGACGGCGATATAATTGAAATTGAACGGTTGACTTCTGAATAAAATGGTGCTATAATATATGTATTGTTTAATTAAGGAGTGAATCAAATGGCAACTAAACTCAAAAAAGCAGCGATCGCTATTCGTCAAAATAAAGGCCGTGATCTAAGTCCAAAATGGGACGAACACGAATCTATGACTGCTGACCAGTTTAGTAAGCATTTCCGTGATTCAATGACTTGGTATCGTTTAGAATCTTCTGGTAAGGAACTTAAACCCAAAGTTATTAACTGGATGGGTGCTAACGGTTATCCTAAAGATGTCATTAAAGCATTTAAAGATACTAAAGACAATCGTTGTTCTATTACCGTTGGTGCTATTGCCGCTAACTTGCTCAAAGGCATGCCTGCTCATCGTGCAGACTTTAACGAAGGTCGCAACACAGCAGAATGGTTAAGTAAAGCCATTGCCAAAATTATTGACGAAGGCAAAGACGACGAACAAGAGCCCGAAGAAGGCCAAGAGGTCAAACCTGTCGTTGCAGGTCCTAGTATTCAAGAACGTGTTCGAGATGCCGCTTATGCAATGACTGAAGAAATTGAAGATGCTATTGAATCGTTTTCTGCAGACCCAGATGCTTTTGATCCTAAGGCATTTAAGATTTTGAATCTATTGCGTGGTCGTCAAGTTAAAGCGGCTCATGCCCGTATTATTAAAAACTTTTATCAGCGTCAACATGACGAATTTGTTGAAGCCGCAACTACTAAAGACGAGCAATTAAAAGAAGGATATAGTCATCTTTCTAAAGCAAACTTAAAAAAGATTACTACGTTCTACTCTGAAATTCTTTCTGCTTGCGACATGCTAGCACAAGAAGCTAAGGTCAATAAGAAGCCTCGTGCTAAGAAACCTACCGACAAAGCTAAACTTGTTGCTAAGATGAAATATCTCAAACAAGACGATAAACTCAAACTAGTTTCTATCAATCCTATTGATATTATCGGTTCTAAAGAGCTCTGGGTCTTTAATACAAAGAGTCGAAAACTTGGAAAATATGTTGCCGGTGAATTTAGCGAACTTGGAGTAAAAGGTACTTCAATTACAGGTTTTGACGAGCATAAGAGTATTCAAAAGACCTTGCGTAAACCAGAAGAGCAACTTAAAGAATTTAAAGCGGCGGGCAAGGTTGCGTTGCGTAAATTCTTGGACGATATTAAAGCAGTAGATATTAAACTTAACGGACGAATCAACGAAGAAGTTATTCTTCTTAGGTTGGTCTAATTAAGTAAAATACGGAACATATCTTTGTGTTCCGTTTATAGTAATCTGCATATACCCCGTTGGAACCACAGCGTTCGACGGGGTTCCTGTTGATGTAGACACCGCAGAAACAGCAAATACTCCGGCAGTTAAAGTATCTGTACTAGGGTTATAATATAAGTTAACATCAGTTCTAGGTGTAAAAGATCCAGTAGCTGAGTTAGAAAATATTAGATAGTTTGAAGCGTTTGTAGAATTATCAGCGGTTATTGCAAGTGCCGCGGCAATTTCAAAAGAGTCATTTGTATCGTTGGGCGTTAGTGTAATATTTCCGCCCGCAGAAATAGTAAGTGTATCTCCTACTTGTTCTGCCCTAATAGTTGTTGCTCCAATTGTAATATTTCTAAACGCATCTGTGGTTGCGACTGGCATAAAAACTCCTCTTTTGGATATTTATCGCAAAACAACTATTGATAAATATCTTACTATGAGCAAAAACAACATCGATCAAGCCTTAACTTACCTAGCAAGCAGCATTCAATCCCTAGTTGAAAATGCTGACAAACCCGGTATTAATCTTGCTACTTTTCATAAAGACCTTCCAAAAAGAAGTCTTAGCGGTGATCACATTTCTGGTGGAAAAATCTTAGGATTTGCAAGTGCCGGAATCAACGACAAAGCCACAGCTGAACAAATTATTATCGAAGACAATAACGTTTATATTTCAAAAATAAAAACTGGACAAGTTTTAGGTGATCTATCTGTTGAAAAATCTGTGATTGCAGAAAATATTAATGTCTTAGGAACACTAAAAGCTCAAGTCATTGAAGTGAATGAATTAAAAGCTGATCTAAGATTTGAGAGATCAAGCTCGTTAGAGTTTAAAAAAACAGAACAAGAAGGTATTTTTGGTAAAGGCATTCTTTGGATTGGCGAAGGTAACGCTAAACAATTTGTGTACAACGGCAATCCAGATAGATTGTTTTCGTCTGAAAATCTTTATTTAGGAAAAGATAAACATATAGGTATTGACAATATACCTGTTCTTTCTTCAACCGCTCTCGGAAACACCGTTACTAAAAGTAACTTAAGAGAAGTAGGTAGACTTAAAGGATTATTAGTTGACGGTGACGTTGTTATTGATCAATATGTATTCTATAATTCTACCGCTAGTCGACTTGGAGTAGGTATTGAATTACCCAATGCTGGTTTCTCTGTTGCTGAAGACGGCATCGAAGTTATGGTTGGTAGTAGGGAACAGACCAGAGGAATCATTGGTACATACGCCAGTAAACAATTTGATATTGTAACGGATAATATATCACGCATTAGTGTTTCAGCAGGTGGAGATATATTATTAGGAAATACTACAGAACAACCTATTCAAGTTTCAGTACATGGTAAAGTTGCCATTAGAGTTAAAAATCCAGATCCAGAAGTTGATCTGCATGTTGGCGGAGCTGTTAGATTCCACGGACACATTCATCAATACGCCGATTCGGCACCAACATCAGGAAACTTTAAACCAGGAGATGTTGTCTGGAATACCAACCCACAAACACATGCAGGATGGATCTGCGTTAGAGCAGGAAATCCAGGCGAATGGAAAAAGTTTGGTAAATTAGAGTAAGAGAAAAATATGTCAGACAAAATTAATCTTGCGTTAGATACAATTACAAAAGCGTTGAAAGATCTTGCTGAAGGACGAGAAGGGTCTATTAGTAATCCTACATTTGTTGAATTTAAATCAAACGACACCGGTCTTTATGGCAAAGGTTTCATTTGGTCGGGAGAAGGCAATTCTAAACAAATTGTATTCAATGGAAATCCTGATAGATTTTTTATTTCCGAAAACATTGAATTAGGAAAAGACAAATCTGTATTGATAGATAATTCCCCTGTGTTATCAGCACACGAATTAGGGAACAGCGTAATTAAAAGTAATTTAAGACAACTTGGTAGATTAAAAGGTTTATTAGTAGATGGTGATGTAGTTATTGATCAATATGTATTTTATAAATCTGCAAGCAGCAGAATTGGTGTTGGTATAGAAATGCCTAACTCTGCACTAAGCGTTGCTGAAGAAGGATTAGAAATTGTCATTGGGGCCGAAAATTCTAAAGGTAAAATTGGAACATTTGCCAGCAATGATTTAAACATAGTAACTGATAACACTCCTAGAATAACAATTGAAGCAGGCGGAAATATTAAATTTGGTAATAAAGCAGAAGGACCAATTCAAGTTTCAGTACATGGTAAAGTTTCTGTTGGTGTTCAGACTATGGACTCGCGGGCTGATCTTCATGTTAAAGGTCCTATTAAATTCAACGACAAGTTACATCAATATAAATCAAGTCCTCCTGAATTTGGTTCTCATGAAAGAGGAGACATTGTTTGGAATTCAGAACCTGAAAAAGGAAAATCTGTTGGCTGGATATGTGTTCGATCAGGCGAGCCCGGAGAATGGTTACCCTTTGGCGAAATTAAAGGATAATGAATTCATTAGTAATCGGTAACGGTGAAAGTAGAAAAAACGTAGACCTTTCACAATTTATAGATTATACACTAGTAGGATGTAACGCAATACATAGAGATATGTGTGTAGACCATCTTATATGCTGCGACATGAGAATGGTGCGAGAAGCATTAAAAAATCCCAATAACAAAAAAACAATTATATACACTAGAAAGGAATGGCTGTCCTTTTTTCCTAATGTTAAAGAACTTCCTGACTTGCCTTATACTGGTTCTTTAAGAATAGATAATCCCTTTCATTGGAATAGCGGTCCTTACGCTCTATTAATTGCAGCAACCATGGCAGATAACATTACATTAGTGGGTTTTGATCTATGGGGTAACAATAATAAAGTTAATAATATCTATAAAAACACATCAAACTATTCATCATCAACATCAAATGCTGTAGATCCAAATTATTGGATATATCAAATTAAAAAAATATTTGAATTTTTTCCTAATAAAAATTTTACAATTTTAAATAATCCTAATTGGGATTTTCCTAAAGATTGGCAAAAAAATAATGTATCGTTCCTTGCGTTATAAATAACTTTATAGTACAATAAGTCTATAGAGGACTTGGCGTCATCCCTCTCAAAATACTCTGCTGCCATCAAACTCGCTCAACTTTATAAAGGAGACAAGAGATGGCGAAATTTTATTCAACAAAAACATACGGTAACGACCGCGGCTTATCATGCTGTTTTAGACAATGGCGTGCCACCCACAGCCACTGCTCAACATTACACGGATACTCAATTGGAATCAAATTAATTTTTGAAGCTGATACATTAGACGATAAAAATTGGGCTATGGATTTCGGTGGACTTAAAGAATTCAAAGCATGGGCAGATCATATGTTCGATCACACTTTGGTAATCGCCGAAGACGACCCAATGTTAGATCGTTTTAAAACAATGTCTGGTTGGAGTTCAAATCCAGAACACGACAATAATCCGGAACGTGTACAAGTTGAACCGTACCGCCGTAGCGGTGTTTGTGATTTGCGTATTGTACCTGCGGTAGGCTGTGAAATGTTTGCCAAGATGTGCTACGACAAGATGGCTGAACTATTAGCATCAGGTAACCTAAGATATCCAATCAATCCAAGTGTAAGAGTTAAATCAGTAGAAGTATTCGAACACGGTGCGAACTCTGCAATCTACGAGGGCGATGCGTAAAGTATGGCGAATCTGGGCTAAGGCCCTTGGAGAGAAAGCAGGGGCTACCAAGCAGGAAGCTGATATGGTAGCCCTTGTTCGAACTGCCATTATTCTTTGTTATATAATTACAAATCTTTTTATTGTGGCAGGCGTTATACGACATTGGTGATTTAATGATTAGTGTATTGTGTGTTCGATTTGGAAATAAGTATGGACCAGAATATGTGGAAAGACTACGCAATATGGTCGCTCGACATCTTACCGTGCCTTACGAATTTATATGCTTAACAGATGATCAACACCCTATAGAAGGTGTGAGAAGCATTATCTTAGCTGATCAAGGCTATACTAAAAAGTGGTGGCATAAAGTTCATATGTTTGATCCTGGACTTGGATTAAATGGAAGAATTTTGTATCTTGATTTAGATGTTGTTATAGTTAATAACATTGATAAACTTGTCAAAGATTATACTAAAAATGAATTCCTAGGCATTAGAGATTTTAATAGAAAGTTTAATCCTGCTTGGAAAATTTTAAACAGCTCTGTAATGAGTTGGGTAGCAGGGCAGCATCCAGATATCTATACCGTTTTTAAAAATAACATGAATAAGGCACAGCAACTACACGGAGATCAAGATTGGATATTCCAAGTAGCCAAAGGTAGGATAATATTTTGGCCAGATCAATATATCATGAGTTATAAATGGGAAATTAGAGATAGAACAGAAATTTCTTTTGGAACCATGCCAAGAAAATTTAAAACAATTAAAAATCCAACCATTCCGATTGATTGTTCAATTTTGGTATTTCACGGAGATCCAAATCCACACGATGTTGAAGATCCTATTATTGTTGACAACTGGCAATAAAGATTGTATAATAGTAGTATGAATAAACGTATTGGCTTTGCCTGCAAATGGATCGACCGTCCTGATCAAGTAGACGGCATTAAACCTAAAGACGAGTGTAAAATCTACAACACTGGTGCTACAACCGTAGCCTGGTTAAATAGACAGACACGAGATGTTGCTGAACAAAAGCTCTGGGACCTAATGGTGCAGAACATTGAAGCCACTCGTAAACTTGTTGAAAGGGTAGGTACACTTGATGAAAATCTTAGAATGGTACGACTCAGTAGCGATATTCTTCCTGTATACACTGAGCCAAGTTGGGGCGGGTATTGGAGGAATTCCGACGTACGAGCCTATTGCGAAAAAGGATTTAGAACCATCGGAGATATTAGTCGTCAGACTGGTGTTCGGCTTAGTATGCATCCTGGTCAGTTTTGCGTGTTGGCGTCTGAGTCAGATGATATTGTAAATCGTTCAATTGAAGAGTTCGAATATCATGTGGATATGGCTCGCTGGATGGGATTTGGCCAAACGTTTCAAGACTTTAAAATCAATGTTCATATCGCTGGAAGAAGAGGCCCAATGGGAATACGTGCTGTATTGGGCAGGCTAACACCCGAAGCACGTAACACACTCACAATCGAAAATGAAGAAATTACACACAATCTGGACACCTGTTTGGAACTTGCTGATATCGTTCCAATTGTACTTGACATACACCATCACTGGATTAACTCGGGGGAATATATTGATCCTAACGAAGACCGTGTTAAACGGGTTATTGATAGTTGGCGCGGTGTGCGTCCTACTTGCCATTACTCTGTTTCTCGCGAAGACGTACTCGTTGGTCATTCCAATGGATTACGTCCCGATCTTCCGACCCTCTTAGAATCTGGACACAAAAAAGCAAAGCTCAGAGCACATTCAAACTTCTATTGGAATACAGATGTTAATGAATGGGCACTGAGCTTTAGAGATCATTTCGACATTATGTGCGAATCAAAGGCTAAGAATTTAGCCAGCTTTGATCTCTACCAACAGGCTTTAAACTGCGGGCTTTGATTTAGGCTTACGTCCGCCTTTCTTTGCACCTTCCTTTTTAGGAGCCGCTGGCTTCTTTTTAGCAGGTGCTTTCTTTTTAGGTTCTTGTTGTTTAGCCTGTAAAACTTCTACTTGAAGTTCTGACGGGCTTTTCAATTCACCTTCAAATTTAGCAGCACTTACTTCTACTTCTGCCGGGGCTTTTGGCGCTTCTACTTTATATGGCGCTTCAGCTGGTTGTTCAGCATCTTTGCGACCAAAAAGTTTTGCTAATAGTTTTAACATAGTTAAATCTCCTTGTTTGTTATTTACATTCGTTGGCGGAATTAAATACTCTTATATGAGTTTAAGGACAAGATTATGAAAATTTCAAAGATTCCAGGTTTGGGCAGATTTGGTGTGTTTATCGACGATATAGATTTTTATTCAATGACTGAGGAAGAATGGATAGAAATTGGTCAGCTTCATTTAAAATCTTTGGTTACAATTTTTCGAAATGTAAATTTAGATCAAAAACTTTACGAAAAATTAATCACTAAACATGGAACCGTAGTTTATCTAGCATTTTATAGAATGATTAAAAAATATCAAACATGGGACGTTCCTAGTTTGATTGCGAACGATGTTGTTAATGGAATTCCTGTTGACCCCGATGATAAAAAATGGGCTGCGACGGTATTAAGGATCATGAGCGACCAAGATGGAATGTCTCAAATTGTTAGTGGGAAGAAAAACGAAAAAGGAGAACCTCTTGGAATGTTTGCTGAAGGAGAGCTGTTATGGCACAGCAACGAATCTGGGAATTTATGTTTTGCTCCGGGAGTAGCATTATTAGGTGTTGAAGGAACTATTGGTAGTGCTACTGGATTCTTAACAACTGCAGATTGGTACGAAGAACAAACAGAAAGTTTTAGAAGTGAACTTGACGAAATGATTATTGAACATAAATTTACTCCTGGAAGAATTAATCCAGGACTTCGACAAGACCAAGATGACTTGATGTATAAAAATATGTGTCCTATTCCAAATGAACTTCCTTTGGTTATGCAAAATCCAATAGGTATCAAAGGACTTCATTATAGTGTTAACACTATTGAAAAAATTAAAGGAATGACTCAAGAAGAATCTCAATCTGTATTTGATTATATTAATAAAACCTTATTTGTTGACAAATACATTTACGACCATTGGTATCAACAAGATAACGATTTATCTTTATTTGATAATTCAATTACCTTACATAGAAGATTAGGCGGTATAGCAAGTAGAACATGTTATCGTATTCAATATCAATATAACAAACTTGTACCGGACGGCAATCCTTATCTTCAAGAACCATTTATTAGTATGTATAATCAAGAAATGGGAGACATTAAGAAAATTTTTGGAATGTAATGAAACAACTTAATGTATTGTTTTATCATCCTAACGATCTGTTGTGTTCTCCAATTCAACCATTAAGTTTAGGAATTTCATCTTTATATCTAAAAACATATATTGATATAAACAGAACTAACATATCTAATAATTTAAATTGGATAAAACCCGAACAACGGCAATTATCAGACGACGCTCTTTTAAAACTTTGTAAAGAAAAATCAATTGATATTTTATGCACTGGTCATTATATCTGGAACAATACATTTTTACTAAATCAAATAAAAAATATACAAAATAAAAAAACTTTTATAATTGTCGCCGGTGGGCCAAGCATTGACGTAAATGTTAACAAAAACTTTTTTGTTGAAAATCCTGGAATAGACTATGCTGTATACGGAGCAGGCGAAGTTGCATTTGCGGACCTGGTTGAAAGTATTTTAACAGAAACAAAATTGTTATCATTTAATACTTCTAATCTAGGATGGTTTGATAAAGAAAAACAAAAACAAATCGTAGCAGATTTCAAATATGTTCCTGAAATAAAAGTAAGTCCGTATTGTCATAATAAAAAATTACTACAAGAAATAGTTCAATACGAATTTGACAATAATTTTGACATATCTTTACCCTACGAGCTAACACGAGGGTGTCCTTATTCTTGTACATTTTGTGATTGGAACGGTGGTCTTTCTACTAAAGTCTCAAGAAGAAAATTTACCTACCAAGATGAAATTGATTTATTTCAAGAACTAGGAATTAAAAACATATTTTTAGCAGATGCAAATGTAGGACAATATGATGAAGATGTAGACATGGTTGCTTATTTTGCAAAGAAAAATATAGAAGAAAATGCTAATTTTAAAGTGTTTGGAAATCTAAGTAAATTAAGAATAGAAAATAATAAAAAAATTTATAATCTATTATTAGAATCAGATTTAGTTGATCAAACCACAGGCTACGAACTTATATTTTCTATCCAAGATATAGACGAACAAGTGCTTAAAAATATTGATAGACCTGACGTTGGTTGGGAAATTCAAAAAGATATCATTTTAAATCTTTTAGAAAAATATCCTTTAATTAATCCGCAAATACAACTTATACAAGGACTTCCGGGGCAAACCGTTGATTCTTGGAAACGTACACTATCTATTATTTCTCAAATTCCGTGTTTGCCTTATCCCTTTTTTAGCGAATTACTGCCGGCCAGTCCAGCAGCAGTTGATCCCGATTATCAAGAAAAATTTAAATTTGTATATAGTAATAGCGAAAGATTCAGCAATACAGGCTTCTTTAGAGGGAATTTTCCTGCATCGTGTGTAAGTTTTACACAAAGAGATTTTGTAAAAATGACATTAATAACTATGATTTATACAACATTATGCCTTATTAAAACACCAAATAAAGATGTTTTAGTTGATAAATTTTTAGAATCTAATGGCTGTAGAATGTTAGAAGAAAATTTATATAATAACTGGACTCAGCATGACAAATTCTTTTATACTATAAACTACGATGGGGAATCAGAAATAGTTTCTGCCTGTCAATTTTATTCGTACCCATTGCTTAACACTAGAACATTTAACGAATTTCTTAAAACTTACTCACAGGAAGTTCAACACTAGCTGGTAAATCCCAGATCTTTTTCTGTTCAACGCCCTTTCTTTGGGCAAATCTTTTAGCATCGCATTTTGAACATACATGAAAAAAATTGTTGCTTAATCTTTTTCTATCAATTTTTCTAATATCTCTTTCAAATTTTTCATCACAATTATCGCAAAGAAATAACGCTACGGTCTTGTTTCTAAAATAGGTATGCCCATGACCTAGCTTGCTATTACGAATATATTCTGTTTTTCGTATTTCTGTTTTTAAGAACATATGTTATTTACATTTGGCTTTTAAAATATTGGGCTAAATATAGAAATAATCCATTTTGTAGGATAGACTATGGCTAGAAAAATAATAGATATTGGTGCTGTTGGTAATGACGGTACAGGTGATAGCATACGCGATTCGTTCCGTAAAGTTAATGATAACTTTAGAGAATTGTATAGCTCATTAGGTTTAGGCGAGAACTTAACGTTTAAAGGCCTCGATGATACTCCAACATCGTATGCTGGATACGAAAATTCCATCTTAGCTGTTAATAATACAGAAACAGGAATTCAATTTAAACAGCTTACAGCAGGTACAGGTATTCAATTAGATTTTACATCTAATACTAACGAAATTACCATTAACACTTTATTTGCTGAAATTTCAGGAGATCCAAGTCCTCAGCTTGGAGGAAACCTTTCTACTCGATCTGGTGCTACTCAATATAGAATCTTAGATCTAGGCACTACTTCTAACCCATTATTACCTATATACCAACACGAAGCTGTTAATAAGAGCTACGCTGATAGCAAAATTTCTCGAGCAGGTGTTGAAGCAATTGATCCAAGAACAGGTTTTGTAAACCCAGATTTTGGTACAATGAGCGGTCCGTTGATTCTTTCAAGAGATCCAGAACCTACGGACGATGAAGTTTATGATGGTTTGATTGCTGCCACTAAAAGATATGTTGATAACTCAGCGTTTGGATCAGCAGTTAACTTATATGTTGCAACATCTGGTCAAGACGAAAGAACTGGTGTTAGTGAGCAATTACAAGGCCGTGCGCTAGCCTATGCATATAGAACGATCGAAGCAGCATTAAAACGTGCTGAAGAATTAGTTAATGAATCTCGTTTGGACATTGGACCTTACAAAAAGGTTTTAACCTATAACGAGGGAGAGTTTAAGTGTACCTTAAGCAGTATTTCAACTGCTCCAAGTTCTGGTTCTGGGTTTACCGGTAAGGTGTACATGAGTGCAGATACCGTAACATTACAAACAAGAGGTACCAACTATCGAGTCGGTGATATTATTACACTTGCTGGTGGATCAGGTTCTCCAACAACATTAGAAGTTCTTTCAACTATTTCTAACCCTGGTGGTATATCAACATTTAGAGTTGTTTCATCTGGTGTATATGATGTGTTGCCAGGTAATACAGCAGTTCCAACTATCAGTGATAGTGAATTTGGTGTTGGTGCAAAATTTAATGTAACATATAAAGTTAATAATATTGAAATTATATCAGGTGGATCTAGTTATGGTCTAGTATCAGTTCGTATTACTAGAGGAATTGGAGATACTACAGGGTCTGGAGCTTTTGGTACTGCTGAAGTTGCAGGCGGTATCGTTCAGAGTATTACAATTACTGACCAAGGGTCTGGGTTTACCGTATTACCAAACGTAGTTGTAGACCTTCCACGATTTAAAATATATACCAACGGATTGCGAACAGACTTTACCGGAGATGTGTTAAGCGGTGATCCTGTTGCTGCACGTGGTAGAGATATTAGGGAAGGCCTATATCTTAAAGGAGAAACTTCGGGTGCATTGGCACAGATCCTTTCTCATAACGGTTCGCTAGATGGCGGCGATGAAATCTTTGATGTTGATATCAAATACGGTACCTTTGAACTTGGGGAAGAAATTGCCTATGGCGATGTAACTAAGACAATTCAAATTTCTGTTTTAATTGAATCTGGTATCTATGAAGAAAACTATCCTTTAAAAGTTCCGCAAAACGTTGCTATTATCGGTGATGAATTTAGACGAGTAATTGTTAAACCTAGGTCCGGTGAAAGCTCGAGTCCGTGGGCGTTCCAGTATTTTAGAAGAGATTTAGAAATAGACGGACTTACTACAGCCGAACAACTATACGGATATCATTATCTTGCTGATCCTACAATGCCTGTTTACCCAATGGTAAACAATCCAGGGCATTTTAGATCTGCCGCAGACCTTTTACAATTAAACAAGGTTTTCTTACAAAATGAAATTACTGCATGGATCAATTATCGTGTTACAAATAATGTAACTCCTTTTGACGATACGTTTGAATACAATGAAAGATTATGTGCTCGAGATGTTGGTTTAATTGTTGATGCTATTGCATTCGATTTACGCTACGGAGGTTATAGTAGATCTGTTTCTTCAGCATTGAAGTATAAAAGCAATGCCAGTGCATTAATAGCAATTACTGATCAATTAACACAAACATCAGCTGCATTGGTTCACTTAAATGATCTAGCACAAACTATTATTTCAAATACTGAAATTACAGAAGTTTATAATACTATAAAAGCACAGACAATTGATTTGGCATTTGTTTCTGAATTAGGTTCAGGGGCAGTTATTAATGAATTGTTCACTGCGATTGTTGATATTATTAACAATTCTGGAAGTGTAAATTATCCAAAAAATAACAATGATCTAGACGTATTTTTATGTAACGATGCAAATATTGTTCGAGCTGTAACCTGTCAAGGTCACGGCGGCTTTATGATGGTACTTGACCCAGAAGGTCAAATTCTTGCTAAGTCACCGTATGCCCAAGAATGTGCAAGTTTTACACGAAGCAAAGATGTTCATGTATTTGCCGGCGGTATGTTCATTGACGGATTTACAGGAAACTTAAAATTTAAAATAACAGAAGTTGTTACAACAACATTCTTACGTGTTACAGATTTAATGCGTTTGCCAAATCTTCCAGCATCGTTTATTGTTAACGATACCGTTTATCGAATTAACTATGTTAGAGATTTTGTTTATAGCCCAACCGGTTCTTCAGCATCGCTAATCCTTGACGAAGTAACTCCGTGGCCGTTTGGTGTATTTGATTACAATGAAGATATCTGTAGTCGAGACGTTGGTTTAATTTTAGAAGGTGTTGGTTATGATTTTGTTCTTGGAACTAACTACCATGCACGAAAAGCAGGTTTTACTTATAGAGAACAAAATGCTGAAGTAGTTGTACAAGAACAGCTTACACTAACTCTTGACGCTATTCATTACGCTCATGATTTAGCCTACGCTGCTATCAGTGGTGACGCTGCTAGCCAAGCTACTTTAAGATTAGACGAAACTGCATTAACAACTATTATTGAAAATGGCAAAACATTTGCTCCAGCATTGTCATTGATTAATCCGGCATCGATGACAACTAATCAGGCAAATGCCAAAGCGTTGTTATATGCTAACATACAATATATTAGAGATCAAGCAATTGGTTGGATCGAAGCACAAGTAGCAGGAAATGTTGCGCCATTTAGTTCGTCGTTTACTTATAATAGTGATCGTTGTTCTAGAGACATTCAATATATTATTGAAGCCATGTTGTATGATTTTACCTATGGTGGTAATAGTCAATCAAGAGATGCTGCATTAAAATATTATGACGGAGTTGGAGATTTAGAAGTTCTTCAATTAGGTGCAGGTGAAACAGAAGAAACCATAGCTGCATTAGATTATGTAAAATATCTAGTACAGCAAGTTGTTAGAAATCTTCCACCGGCTTCTAGTTATTCAGCAACATCAAGACAAACAGGCTCAGCAGGAACCTTAACAGAAGCAACCACACTAGGCAATTTAATTCAAATTGTTATTGACGTAGTTACTAGTGGCACAAGTGCTGCGCCAACTGCAACATATCCAACATTAACAGGATACAATTCAACTGCACTTGATTCTAGAACAGCATTGTTAGCAGCCAAGTCAAGCATACAATCTGATACAATTGATTACATTAATTCAATTGCTAACGTATACGAAATTCTAATGCCTGGTAACAGATCGATGTTGGCCAACGACTTTACACAAGTTGCTGATATGGGTTATGGTATTATGGTAACCAATGGCGGCTTATTAGAAGCTGTGTCAGTGTTTACTTACTATTGCTATATTTCTTACTATGCACTAAATGGTGGACAGATTCGTTCTGTATCAGGATCAAGTGCCCACGGTGTGTATGCGTTAGTTGCAGAAGGCAGTGATCCATTAGAGATTCCAACTCCGGTAAGTTTATATTATAATTTGTCACAGGGTGCTACGGTTTATTTTCCTAGTGCGCTATATGCAAACACCGTTGGCGGATTATCACTTTATGTTAACAATTATGACTATGTACCGTTAAGTAATGGAGAACTTGAGGTTATACACACCGACGGTGATCTTTATAGATATTCTGTTAACTCTGTTGATACACAAGACTTGCCAGCAGGTGTGGCTAAACTTAATATTGCAAGTACAGGTAATTCAACTACCGCAGGTTTAACATATTCTATCCCAAATGGAACTAAAGTTACAATTAGACAAAATTCGCAGGTGGTATTAACCGGTGACGTTGTTGAAGTTGCTACTAGACCATCTACCGCTCTTAAATTAAACGAAACAGAAAGTGTATATCGTGTTCTACAATTTGAAGAATATACCGACGATAATGGTTCACAAATCTGTACGATTACCACAGGTAATCCAGGACAAATTAATTGCACAGCTCACGGTCAAATTGCTGGATATATTGTTTCTTTTAGTTCAACAGGAACTTTACCAACCGGAATTACAGCTGGTACAAGATACTTTATTATCAGTGAAGACATATCAGAAAATACATTTAGAATTTCCGAATCACGTGGAGGTATTCCAATTGAAATTACCTCTGCTGGTACTGGAACAATAAGTTTTTCACCATACGGTCTTGCAAGAACAACACTAAGAGAAAACTACAATTATATTGAATTAACTCCATGGTCTCCAAACGAGTTTGTTGGTGCAACTTCAACATTTACCGTAACCGTTGCTGCGCCAGCAGTATTCACTAGTAATAGTCACGGATTATCATCTGGTGATGTAATTGCATTTACTACAACAGGATCATTACCAGACGGATTATCAATAACTAAAAATTATTTTGTTCTTTCAACAGGATTATCAACTCATTCGTTTAGAGTCAGTTTAACACCGGGAGGAGATCCTGCAGAAACTACAGGAACACAAACCGGCGTTCATAGTTGGGGCAAAGTAAAAGGTCGAGTAGGCGATAGTAATTTTGCTGTGGTTCCTATTGGACCAGAAGATAGAACTAGAATTGTTGGAACAAAATTTGTATGGATTGGTACTGAATATACTATTATTCAATACGATGCTGAAGGTGTTACCAACGAACCTTATGCAAGAGTCTATCTCGATACACCATTGGTAGATGATATCTTAACATTCTCTAGTCCGCCATCTTTAAAAGCCGGTGTTCCAAATAAAACATCTAATGCATCCGGTTCGTTGACTATTCGTATTTCGTTAACTCGTGTTACCGGTCACGACCTATTAGAAATTGGTACAGGTTCGTATGCTGATACAAATTATCCAAATGAAATTTATGGCGCTGCGGTCAATCCGTTAAATCCTGCAACCGAAACTGCAGAAAGAGGATCGGGTCGTACATTCTATGTAACTACTGACCAATTTGGTAACTTTAACGTCGGACCATATTTCCGTGTTGACCAAGGTACTGGTCGTGTTACATTCTCCGCAGCGATTGCGTTGAGTAACTTAGACGGTATTGGTTTCAAACGTGGTGTTCCAATTGCTGAATTTTCTACTGATTCGTCATTCTCTGATAATGCTACTGATACGGTACCAACAGAAAATGCCACAAGAATTTATTTAGAGAGAAGATTAGGTTTAACTCACACAGGAGAAATTGTCCCGGATGTTCAATTAATTCCGCAAATAACTGGAGGTTTCATGCCGTTAAATGGTAATTTAACCATGAACGGAGATATGGACCTTGGAACTCATAGAATTAAAAATGTTGAAGATCCGGTTGAATTAACTGACGCAGTTAATCTACAAAGTTTAACATTAGATAATTTACAAGACTTTACACCTGGAAATATAGAAGCGAACGACTTTGTTGTATTCACAGGTAGTGGAAATGAAATTACTAATGCAGCAGTGGTCGGTGATATTTTATTTGATATAGATTCAACGGCCAACACTATAGATGCACAAATTCAACCTGGTGTTATTATTAATGCTGATGTTAATTCTAGTGCCGCTATTGATCAATCTAAATTAAACATGACTGCTGCCAGCACTCGTGCTAGTGCTACAGGTATTGCTCAAGCAGATTTAGGTTTAGCAAGTTTTGACAATTCACAATTTACATCTACCAATGGTTGGATTACCGTTTCAAATAATGGTTTATTAGTTGGCAAAATTCAACAAATTGGTGCAAGAACCGTTTTAGGTAATTCTAGTGTTACAACAGATAACGTTGCCGCAGTTAACTTTAGTACGGTTGTTGATGTTGGTGGAGCTATTAAAAAATCTCAATACAATACAACAGGGTACCTAAGAAGAAATAATTCATTATCAAGCACACTTGATTCTGACTATTCTATTATTACAGATGCTACTGATTTAACGGTTAACACTCTTGTTAAGAGAGATTCAAATGGCGACTTTGCTGCAAGAACTCTTACATTACAAGATGTTAAATTAAAACTTTCTTCAGAAACAAGTTCAAGTTTAACACTTGCTAGAAACTCAACTGCAACAGGCGGTACTACACGACTTTATGCCTTTAACGGCCAAGGTGGTGTTTTAATTGGTTCTGGTTCTTTAACGGCAGATAATACAACCTACTACGACAATAACGCTCATTCGTTTAGAACTCAAGATGGTTTTAGTGCTGCTCCTATTAGCTGTTCAAGAGTTACCGCTACAGCACTTACTACAGGTGCAGATACTACGTCGGGTACAATTACTGGTCAATGGATATTGGCTAGTACACCGGGCGGATCAACTAAAGGTAATTCAAGATTGCAGGCAACTTATGCTGCTGACCTTGCAGAATTTTACGAGGGAGATCAAGAATACGAAGTTGGAACCGTTCTAGTATTTGGTGGTGATAAAGAAGTTACAACAACAAATTCTTTAGGCGATACAAGAGTAGCAGGTGTTGTTTCGGATAATGCAGCATATTCAATGTATGGTGCTTGTCCAGGATTTAAAAATCAAATTGCCTTACAAGGTCGTGTACCATGTAAGGTAGTTGGAAAAATTAAGAAAGGTGACATCTTAGTAACCAGTAAAATACCTGGGGTTGCTATTGCATCCACAGGCGATATTAAGACAGGTTCTTCGGTGGGCAAAGCGTTACAAGAATACGATTCAGATCACATTGGCACTATTGAAGTTGCCGTAGGAAGAACATAATATGGCTAGAAGAGAAATTGATCCAAAACAACCACCAATTCTTTGGGACACCGTTAATTCTGCATTTGAAAAAATTAACGATAACTTCATAGAATTATATGCAACAATTGGCGGAGGCGATCCTGTAGATTTAACAGCATTATCAACAGATATTGTTCCTTCAAGTAATTCAATATATGATTTAGGTTCATCAGCACGACGATGGAAAGATTTATATCTTAGCGGCAACTCAATCCATTTAGGATCAGCAATTTTATCGTCAACTGGAAGCATTGTTAACCTTCCTGCTGGTTCAACTATTGGTGGACAACTAATTAAAGATCCGATCGAAGCATCATTTAAAACCGTTTCAGTTTCCGGACAAAGTGATATTGTTGCTGACAATACCACCGACACATTAACTTTTGTAAACGGCACTGGTATTACAATGACCACGGTAGCTGGCACGGATTCCTTAACTATTACTAATAGCGGTGTTACGCAGGTAATAGGAACTACTGGTCAAATTGGAGTAAGTGGGACAGGAAAAGGTAATGTAACATTAACTAACCTAGGAGTTACTAGTGCAACAGCCGGTTCTGGTATCAGTGTAAGTGCAGCCACTGGTGGAATTACAATTGCCAACACTGGCGTTATTAAATTACTTGCAGGTACTGGTATTATTTTAGATCCGTCAATTGGTACAGGAACGGTAACAATTACTAACAGCTCTCCTAATATTACACAAAACATTTGGCGTTTTATTGCTGTAGCTGGCCAAAGTTCTTTAGATCCTCAAAATTCATCGGATATTTTAACCTTTGCAAATGGTACTGGCATTAACATAACAACCAATGCAGGATCCGATACCGTAACCGTAACTAATACAGGCGTTACAAGCATTGCCGGCAGTACTGGAATTAGCGTAAGCGCAGGAACAGGAAGTGTTACATTAACTAATACAGGTGTTACTAGTTTATCTGCTGGTGCAGGAATTAGTATAAGTTCAAGTACTGGTAGCGTTACAATTTCAAATACCAAGGTTGGGTTTGTTAATATTGGTGTGCAAGGCCAAGATTCTTGTATTGCAGATGCCGTATCGGATACCTTAACATTTATTGCAGGAACAGGTATTGAATTATTAACTGATCCAACTAGTGACACCATTACTATTTCTGCAGAAGGAAATATTAAACAAAGTATATTTGGTGAAGATTCTTCATTATTAGTTGATGCTATCAATTCTCAGATTGTAGGTACTATTAATTCATCAGATGGTTATGGAAATACTATTAGTATGAATCCAACCTATGGTGTAGTAATTGGAGGTACAGGAGGAGCAAGTGTTATAGGAGCAGCAACAGCTCCTGTATATATTGGTGCGGGACCTAGCGGTACAACCACTGGTCCGATAACCATTGGACATTCTGGCAATGCTACAACCGTATTAGGCTCGTTAACTGCAACAAATTTCTTTACAAGTTTAATCGATTCAACAGATTCGTCAACAATTACCGTTGTTCCAACCGTAGTGTTTAATACCGATGGAACTTTTGAAAATGATTTAATTGTTAGAAATAAACTAACGGTATTTGGATCTATTGCTGATCATATTAGTACAACAGAATTAAAAGCACTTGTGGCAGCAAGTACAGACTTTGCTGATTTTAAAGCAAGAATAGCAGCATTAGCATAACGGAGTGATCAATGACAAAACAAACAATAAATGTAGGAGCAAATGCTAATGATCGCAAAGGAGATAGTCTCCGAACTGCCTTTCAAAAGGTAAATGCAAATTTCACAGAGCTATTTAACAGCAGTGGATTTACTGGAACCACTGATAGATTAGTTAACGGAGATTCTGAAGCAGTATTAAGTTCTTCCGGAATCCTGACACTTCCTTTTAACAATTATTTAGAAACAATTGATATCAATTTACAAATAGGTTCGCAAGGTGTTGTTACTATTCGTAGTGATGCCGCAAGCAATCTTACTACAAAATCTTGGACATTTGATACAGACGGTAGTTTAACTTTGCCGGCTGCAGGATTTGTTAGACAAAATCATAGTTTTATTAGGGCAACAACTGCATCAGCTCCAGCTGCAACAGGAACGGTAGTATGGTCAGCTAATCAAGATTGGACTTCTGCTATCAAGCTAACTATACAAGTAGAAGGCAATGTAACTGGAGATGCTACAGGTTGGCACGTACAGACTTGCGAAGCTACCATTGCTTCAAGAGGATATGCTAACGGCACTTACGGTTACGGAGATCCAGAAATGTCAGTTTATGGAATAATTTATACCAGCCCATCGCCGCTGGCAACTTTTGAAGTTCAAAGAAACCCAACCACAAGATTCGTCGAAGTACTGGCAACTGGTACAGATCTCAACAATAATATCACCGTTTCTATACATTCATTAGAAATTGGTACAGCAGATTAATAAGGAAGAGCGACTATGGCAATTAAACCATTTGAAATACAAAGTTCAACACTAACAATTGGCGGTGTTGATTTACAAGCAGGTAACACCAGTGTTGTTATTCCTGGCGTTACACAAGCAACAAACTACAAAGTAGAAGACGTTAATGATACCGGTGATCAAACATTAACATTTGAAAGTCCTCCGTTAATCATCGACTATGCTAGATGGCAGACTTTCCAACAATACGGCAATGCTAATGGCAATACATTTGCCGAGTTTATGGCACAATTGGACGACGACGGATACATTGACGAAATCGCTGTAGATAGTGCTGGCTCGTATAGTCCTACATTAGTTGAAATGAACGAAGGCAATGACATGTTCATTTACTCTGCTAGTGCAGTAGATCCTTTTAATCCATTTGTTGACTCAGACTGGACACAGATTCCATTCCGTCCTAAGATGCGAGCCGGCGAAGTTGAAACTATCGGCGGCGGTGGCAGTACTGGTAACATTACATTTGACGGTAATACTATTAGTTCTCAAGAAGGATATCCTACATTAGTCAATGCTGAAGGTAGCGATGGTGGTGTTGAGATTGACTACGATAGCGAAACGGTCAGTCATGCTATGTGGTTAAATGGCGAAGACGGCCTACAAATCCAAATCAATAGACATTTAGAAGAAGGCCAATCTAACTGGCATTTTAGCACAGACGGTGCTTTAACATTCCCAGATGGCACAAAACAAACTACAGCCTACACTGGACAAAGTGGTGGTAGTACTTCAACATTATATGTTGCTGTTAACTCTGATGGCAGATCATTTACTTCCTCTGACGGCATATCTTGGACAGAATATACAACTAATATGCTTGGAGTGGGCAGAGTTGCTGTTGGCCCTAATATGATTGTATATACTGCAAATGCTGTTGATGTTAGTAATGGTGATGGAGGTGCTTTATGGTACGCATCAACTGATACTCCTGGAACGGTAACTGAAGTTACTGGGTTTAGCGGTTTTAGTTTTGAGCAAGTAAAATATTTTGCCAGCATTGAAAAATTTGTAGCGGTGGGTAGTAACACTGATAACCTACCAGTTATTCTATATAGTTCTAACGGAACAAGTTGGATACAGGTAGATCTCGATAGCGGGTTCCTTGCCGCATTTGATAATGGTGCTGGATTCCAAGGTAACGCACAATTCTATGACATTGAAACTAACGGCGTTGGATTCTTACTAACTACTAGCAATAACAACCTAGGTGCTTTCTACACCACAGATATTACAACGCCAATGGGGCAAAACTCTTGGATTGATTTCAGCGGTTTAGGATTAGAATACCCATTTACTAGAATAGCCTACGCTGCCGCTGGAGAGTTTACCGGCTGGCACATAATGCAGAATAACGGCCCTGATAGCGATGCTTGGTACTATAATAACAACATAGATCCAACATACGGTGGGTTTAGTCAATTTGCCATCGGCGATATAGGTAGCGCATTTGCCGCGGAAGTAAACTACGAACCAGATGTATCAGAAGTTGTGTTTGGTGCTTACAACGACATCACAACAATTATGATTGCTACTACTAACGGACAGATACTATATTGGCCTGCTATCCCAGACGGTCCGTGGGTCAGCATTCCTAAACCATACACCGCAACAGATTTTAGCATTAACCAATCAAGTACTGCGGCAATTACATTTGGTAACTATAGCGCCAACACTAATGAAAAGATTGTGCTGTCTAATTGTACTCCGTCAGACTACAACGGAACATACTATGTTGGCAGCGGAAATATGTTATATACAGATTCTGGTGTGTCTTCAGCGTTTGATTCTTCTGGCCTTGGAGCTTTTATATCAGGTACACTAACATTCAGTCATGGACAATACATCGACGCACTACACTACTCAGGCGGTAAGTTTTATGCTGGCAACGATGATGAAGAAATGTTTGTGTCTACTAACGGTGGCGCAACTTGGATATTAGCAGATACATTTACTGGTAGTCCAGGCGAACCAGACTATATGAATGATATTGATTCATATGTGACAACAACTAGTGGTAGTAGTCTTACTAACGGTGCTTATTCGTTCACTCTAAACAGCGATGGCACTATTACTTTACCAACCATAGGGATGACTTCTTATGAACCCGGTTACACTATCAATGGACCAACATTCCAAATGGGTAATGATCCAACGGTCGGTGAAACTATTATCACAGGACCGGCACCTAATAGTAACAATCCAAGTGCCAGACGATTAATCATCCAAGGACAACGAGGGTTTGGCGGTTGGGGAGATTCTGCTGTCGGTGAAGGTGGTGACATTTATCTATGGGCCGGTACTGGCGGTGAAAACGGCAATGGCAACGTTGGCTCAGGCGGTGACATTAAAATCCGTGGCGGTGTTGGACAAGCAGGTACAGAAGGCGGCGCATGGACAGAAGGCGGATATGTAAAGATTGAAGGCGGTGATGTCCAGTGGGGTTACGGTACAGGCGGATTTGTTGAAATCAACGCAGGTAGTACTAGCCAAGGTCTCGGCGGCCTAGGTGATGGCGGTGATGTAACTATTCGTGCTGGACTAGGTTCTGTTAACAACGGCGAAGTACACATTTATACCAGCAGTAATGGCAATACCTATGATAACGAATGGGTGTTTAAGAATGACGGTTCCCTACAATTACCAAGTGGTACTCCGCTTAATGCTGATTTAAACGGCTACGGTAACGATCCAGGTACAGGATTCAAATATACTTTCACAGCAGACTTTTATGGTCTTCAAAGTAACGGAATGGGAACAATCACCGGAGTAGTGTTATCAGATGGATTTATAAGCACAATAGTAGCGGGTTGTATCATAACTTTCCGTAACGGTGAAACTAGAATAATCAACGGCGGCACTACTGATGGACAAGATACCGGAGCCGCATTATACACCTGGGACGGTGCCGAAGTTGTTAGTGAATGGACTAACCCAGCGTTTCCAATAACTATTGAGTCTGGCGATTATGTTCCTTCAACTAAGAAAACTGCCAAAATTAATCCTGATACCGACTATGTAAGCCTTGGCCAGTATATGGAAATTTATACAGGCGGTGCTCCTAGCACAATGGATGACTTAGGTCATATCCATATGAAAGGACACACAGGTAATGTTGAACTATTCTTAGGTACTGATGATAACTTTGTCAGCAGTAAAGAAGCAGGTACAACACCTGGTCATGTTTCAATGCGTTCAGAAACAGAAATTAAAGTTATTGAAACTGCGCTTCGCACTACACGCAACGGTAGTACATTTGTCAGCGATTATGGTGACAACTATAACTATCTTTGGGCCTTAGACAACTATAACGACATTAGTCATAACTGCGTAACAACAGATCCTGACGGAAATTATTATATTGGCGGCGAACATCATACTACTGCTGACGCAATGATTAGCAAGTTTAGCAAAGATGGCGAACTTATCTGGAGTAAACTTGTTGGATCAGATGCTTGGAATGCTAATGCTATTGCCTACAATCCAGCCCTAGGTCAAGTTGGAGTTGCTTGTACTGCTAATCCAGATAGAAGTCACGAATATATTAAATTAGTTACATTTACTAGTGATGGTCAAGAAGTTAGTACACGAGATTTTTACGATGTAGATAACAGCATTTATGCTACCGATATGGCTTCACACCCAACATTGGGTTGGATCGTATCTGCTAATTCATATGGTGAGGAAGTTGTAAAAGCAGGCTTAACACCACAAACAGGTTCGGGTGTCGGCTTGTTGATACTTGATGCGTCAGCAACTACAATTCTTGGAGATTTAATGAGTGCTCCAGATACTAGTTGGAAGATATCGGGCACAAACATCATGGGCAAGCAAACGCTTGGTAGTGCTATTGGCGCATTTACAAATATATCTTTAGTAAATGACACCGTGGCTAATCCTGCGGCCGGCGGTGCTGTTATTACCGTACGCATTGATTATAAGAATGGTGTGTATTATGACATTAGTGAAGTAACAGCCGTTGGTTCTAACTATACCGCCGGCGACACACTAAGAGTAACTGGCAATTTGTTAGGTGGTACGACTCCAACTAACGACGTGGTCTTTACTATAACAGAAAACGGCTCAGGTGGGTTGCAGGGTGGTACTGCCGCAGGCACTCCAAGTCTTTCAACTATTCGATTAGATATGACCGCTATTGGATTCACCACTGAAGACTTTAGTACAGGTACTTACAGCATCCATAGACAAGTGAGCCAGCGTCCAGTTGTGCTAACGTCTACTTGGAGAAAGTTCCTTGATTTAGAAGACGGTGATGCTTATACCGAAGGTTGGTCAACTACCGTGTATGTTGACAGCGCAAATAATGTATTTGTTGGCGGAGCGATGAATTCATCAATTAACGGTGGCAGTGGATGCGGATATGTTTGGAAGTTGAATTCATCAGGTGTTACACAATGGGTTTCAGGATTGGCAAGTTCGTTCAATGTTACTAGTATTGCTACTGACTCGTATGGAGCTGTTTATGCATCAACCGCAAACTATTATGGTGGCGGAAATGAAATATATAAACTTGACAACCAAGGAGCATACAGCCTTTATAGATACGCTAACGGCCCGTACGGTGCTTGGAGTGCCCATTTAGATATTGCCCGCGATGAAACCGGTGACGAATATCTTTATGTTGGACTTAGCGGTTTTTATGCTATGTTTAGCAATACAGACGGGTTTGCTGTACAAAAATTTGACCTTGGCCTGACACCGGTCTGGGCTAGATATATGGAAATGTCTAATGGTCAAGGGATGTGGGTAGACTATGCTAACAATTTCCAACACTTTGCTTTAACATCTACACAGGCCGCTATAGTAGGTTATAGTGATATATTAGGCACTGACTACGATAATGGTATGATAAGTTCGTTATGTATCACCAACGATTTTGTAGCAGATACAGAAGGCACTAGTGGCATAATAACTAAGACGGTAGATCTAGCTTGGTCATTTGATTCTGCACCTACAATCACTGACCTAATAGCATTAGGTGTAGAAGGCTTAGATAGTAGTGCTGAATATGAAGCCAATCCAGCTACACTTACATGGTACAACCATAGATTCCAATGTAGAATTATAAATGGTAACTATGAAGTTAAAGGTATTGTTGGTGTTGACAACATCAAGTTTATCAACGGTGACAACTTAGACCATAACCCAAGCGACATTCCAGAAAGTACACAGAATGTACAGCTCAATTGGGAAATTACCTTAACTCCTGGAGATCGTGGCAAGTTCATTAAGAACCAACACGCACCGGGTGTAGGTTGGGTACAAAATTTAACAATCAATGTACCTAAGTCAGATGCAGAGTTTCCTGTAGGTAGTATCATTACATTGTTGAATCTTGATACTTCAGATGGTTACAGAATATATGTACAACCTGTAGATTGGGGTCAATCATCGGCAGCTCGTATTTGGGCAACAGGATATCTTAACCCAAGCATTTGGAGTTTTGGTGGTATGCAAACTGCTACCCTAATGAAGATAAGTCCGGACGATTGGTTGTTGACTGCTAATAATATTAGTAACGAGGATTAATATGCCAGTAACACAAATATTAGCAGCCGCGGGACACGCATTAGGAGGCCCTGCCGGATCATATGTATGGAATGGCACTCCTAGTACACACCTGTATGCCGGAGGGATAACTCCATCATTAATATCTCGCACCTTTCCCGACACTAGTAGAAGTAATGTATTAAACTTTACTGGTGGCGGTTGGGTTGAATCGGATATTTTAGGAACGGTTGATGAATATTATTTAGATTTTTGGTTCTGGCCAACAGCCGCAAATGTTGCTATATTTTCTGAAACCGATGTTGGCGGAGCAGAAGCCAACGGATACCATTACAATATGATTGAAATAAGATCTGACGGTAAGATAAATGCAGGAACTTGGACCGGCACTATAACTTATGTTACTTCAAATAACCCAGTTACACTTAACGCTTGGAATCACATATATTTCTATTACAGCGCAAATTCTATTCGTTTAGAATTAAACGGTAGCAGTGATCAGGTAAATCAAACAAGTGTAACACGCGATCATCCAACTTCTTCTTATTTTGGCGTTGGCATGAGTGACTGGACTTATATAACAACTACAAATAGGTACCAAGGCTATATGGATACTTGGTACGGTGGTACAACCGTACAAAGTTCTAGATATACTTCAACTAAAGCCAAGTACGGTTATTAACGGATACCTTGTTCTTTAAGTTTAACACAAGTATCGCACCGTCCGCAAGGTGCGATATTTTTTTCACTATAGATAGGCACACGACACGACCAAAACATATTACGCAGACTTTCTGGTAGCATGTCGTAGATCTCACGTTTAGTCAAGTTAAGCACCGGATAAATCTTTTCTACAGGTGTAAATGCCGCTAGTATTTTATTAGCACGAACTCTACGTTCTTCAAGTGCTAGATTGCCATCGTTGGCCTGCATACCCATAGCAACTTTTTCTATACCGGGATTTACACTTGCTATATAGCCCGCAAAAAAATTCATACTATCCGAGTCAAACATAAAATATTTGCCATAGGGTTGATTTCCTATTTCGCTTTCACTATAAGTAAAATTAAATCCTAAACGCTTTAACTCTTTAAGAGCAAGGTCTACAGCAATAGCTTCTGCTCTATGTCTATTTTCTACATTTTTGTTATGTACATGGTGTACGTGTACAGCATAATTTTTATATTCAGGATCTGTTAACAACTTGTAGGTCATGCCCAGGCTGTCTAAGCCGCCTGAATACATGGATAAGATTGTGGGATTAGTTATTTGTTCCATATGTAAAATGTATAAATTTCGTTAATTGGGTGTTCTTGTGGCCGTGGAGTAAGTTCCTCAGCACGGGGGAAGTAACAGGCATACTTTGTGGGCCAGTTGGGATTTAAGAAAGCACGGGCAACAAAAGTATCACAATTTGCTAGTACTATGGGCAACAAACGTTCTGTAAACTCTTTACCAAATGCTAATCCACCATCAATTATAATAGTGTCCCAATGCTCGTTTAATTCAAACCAATCTTTATTTTTAATTTTAACATCTTTATATTTAGGTTCTAAATCCCAGGCTTCTGTAGCCAGAGGGAGCAACATTTTTGTACTGCCTAATAATAAAACTCTACCCGTACAATACTGCTCAAATACCTTATAATCATCATCGTTAGGGGCCGCTGGCCATTTTAATGTAGTCCAAAATTCATTATCTGCGTGTATTTTATCATCGAGCATTTGAATGATATTTAACGCTAAATATACTAAAGAGAGCGCATTATGACTATTCAAACAATTAATATTGGCAATGTAGTAAACGACGGGTTAGGCGATGATCTACGCACGGCTTTTCAAAAGGTAAATGCTAATTTTGCTACCTTAGCCCAAGAGATAACCGTAACGGCATCAAACGTAGGAACAACAGGGTATGGAATTTTTAAAGAGAAATCCGACTCAAACTTATCATTTAAAAAATTAGTTCCAGGAACAAAAATTTTAATTGAAGATAATCCAGATACATTAATTATTAATTCAACACAACCGGATGCGTTTACAAGAATTGATACCGACCTCGGAAATATTGTTGCAAGTTCGGCAGGACATACAACTAATATAACAATACAAGGTGGAGATAATATCAGGACAGCCGCTTCTGGTTCAGTTGTAACGGTTGATACGGTTTTAGATTTAAATCAAATTTTACTTAATTTAGATTTTGGTCCTATAGGCGGGACTTTTATAAATCCTACACAGCTAGCATTAGCTGTAGCTAATATTGATTTTGGCACTATTGAAAATCCAAGTTGGTTAAACGTAGATCTAGGCGATCTAGGAAATCCTTAAGGAGTTAGCTAATGGCAGTAACATGGATTACTCCAGCAGGAAGTTTAGGAATCCTTATAGAACGTGTTCCTTTAAGAATTCCGCTCGAAGCAACATCTACAGCAGGAGATATAACTTTTACGTTAATTGCTGGTTCGTTGCCTAGAGGTCTACGAGTATCTAATAATTTTATTACTGGTAGTCCAACAGAAGTTCGAGCTTTTACAGAAAGTAGATTTGTAATTCGTGCAGATGACGGTATAGATATAGAAGATCGTACCTTTAGTATTTCTATTGACGGATCAGACGAGCCGCAATGGATCACTAGAGAAGGGTTTTTAAATGTTGGTCCTAAAGATGCATATTTTGTCTTAGATAACAGCTATGTTGATTTTCAATTAGATGCATATGATGCCGATGTTGTAGCCGGTGATACTTTAAAATATTATCTAACTCCCCTAGGAGGCGAACTTCCGCCCGGTCTTACATTAACATCAGAAGGAAGGATTTTTGGTTTCACAGATCCTATTTTTGCTGTTGAATACAACGGAAATCCAACCGGAGCATACGATACTTCTTCTTTTGATATGATGCCATTAGATAAAATGGAATCTAAATCTAATGGTTTTGATAGTTATCTATATGACGATGTAGATTTTGATTATTCGGAAAGTAGTCGAACTCCTAAAAGATTAAGTCGTGCTTATACATTTATTGTTACGGTATCAGACGGAAGAAATGAAGTAAAAAGATTATTTAGAATATGGGTTGTTACTGAAGAGTTTTTACAAGCAGATAACTCCATTGTTCAAGTTGATACTAATTTATTCCAAGCAGATTCGAGTAGTACAAGAACTCCCCTATGGATAACAGAATCTTACCTAGGAAGATTTAGAGCTAATAATTATATTACTATTTTCTTAGATGTTTACAGACAAATTGGTCTTACTGGTACGCTGGTATATTTCTTAGAAACAATAAATCCAGACGGTTCATCTAGCGTTCTTCCTCCAGGAATGACCATTGACCAACACACTGGGGAAATTGCGGGTAAGGTTCCTTACCAAGCTGCGGTTACAAAAACATATCAATTTACAATATCCGCTGTTAATTTCTTAGAATCTATATCTACACTTTCTTATAATCTAAGAGGATCGTGGTCTTCAACTATTACATATCCTGTAAATGATGCGGTTGTATTTGACGGATTTGTTTATGTGTGTATTGTTGAAAATAGAAATAGGGCACCTTCTGAAAATCCAGACTATTGGATTTCTAGTGTTTCTATAAGTGCTAAAACTTTTACCGTTGATGTTATTGGAGAAATTGAAAGTAGCATAGAATGGATTACTGATCCAGACCTAGGATCAATTAAAGTTAATAAACCTAGTAACCTAACCGTTCATGCAAAAAGTTTATTATATGGAGGTAGAACCGTTTATGAATTTATAAGTGGAACATTACCGCCAGGATTACAATTAATCAGCACCGGCGATATAAACGGTAAAGTTAGACAATTTTCAGATGCTAATGGCCCTGGCCTTACAAGATTTTATGACAGAGATTCAAGCGCCGAAGATTCGACTGGTTCTTTTTCCTATAATATAACATTCGATGCGTCGGAAAGTACCTTTGACAAGACCTTTAAATTTAATATTAGAGCAAGAGATTCTGTACATTTTGCCGAATCCATAAGAGAGTTCCAAGTTAAGGTAATAGGCGAAAGTGATAAAACTTTTGCAAATTTATATATCAAGGCTTTTCAAAATAAAGAAAAACGACTTGACTGGTTTAATTTTATTACAGACGGAACTATTTTTAAAACAAACGAAATATATCGTTATGGGGATAAAAACTACGGTGTACAAACTGATTTAAAAGTTTTAGTTTTTGCAGGGATTGAAAGTGTAGATGCTGTAAAATATGTACAAGCAATGAGTAGAAATCATTATAGAAAAAAAGTAATTTTTGGTGACGTAAAATATGCCAAGGGTAAAAATGTAATTACTCAAGATACAGAATACGAAATTATCTACGTAGAAGTTAGAGATCCTTTAGAAAAGAATGGAAAAAGTATTAGTAGATCTGTAAATCTTCCAGATAATATTAACAGCAAAGTTCTTATTAGTTTTGATTCTATTAAAATTGACAGCGATATTCCGCTAGTAAGCGACAGCGATCATCAAAGAATATTCCCAAATTCTATTAAAAATATGAGAAATAGAATTAAGGAGTTAGGATCAAGAGACAGCGAATTTTTACCTTTATGGATGAGAACTATCCAAGATAATGCAGCATTTGAACCAGGTTATGTAAAAGCATTACCAATCTGCTATTGTTTGCCGGGCAAGGCCGAAGCAATAGTTTCAAGAATAAAAGCCAGTGGGTTTGACTTTAAATCTTTAAATTTTGAATCAGATCGCTACCTAATTGACGTATTAGAAGGAAATTTTGAAGATAAATATCTTGCATTTCCGCAACGTGGAGAAAAATTACCGTGACCAGCAATATAAATTATATCAGTATCAATGAAAACTTTCCTGTAGCAGGACAAGACAACGACACACAGGTGTTTAGAGATAATTTTGATACTATAAAAACTAGTTTGAGTTCTGCAAAAACAGAAATTACAGACCTCCAAAATAACACAGCAAAATTGAATGATAACAACGATTTTGAAAAAAATGTTATCAGTAGAGCAATATTCCAAGATAACAGAGATCAAAAGTTTGACGGTGGTTCAGTATCTACAGATATCACCATAGATTATCAAAATGGTCCTTATCAAATTTATCGATTTGGTATTAATTCAAACGTTGATTTTTTAAATTTCCCAGGAGATCCTGTGTTTGTAGATGAGCTAACACCATTAGGTGTTGGTAAAGTTACACTTGAAATTTACGGAGACGGTTCTTCAAGAACCATTACATTTGTTACCACAGGCGGAACTATTTTTAAGAAAAATTCAGATGATGCATGGAGCGGCAATGCTATTACGGTTCAATCTACAACTGATCCTGTATTTGTTGAAGTTTGGAGACATAGTTCAGAAAAAATCTTTCTAAAATACGGCGGACAATTTAGTTAATGTTTAACCCTCTTGTTGATAATCTTTCAGAGCTCAAAGACCAAGAGATTGAAGAAAAAATACTTGAGCTTTCAAAAAAATATTTCCAAGCGCAACGTTTGGGAAAAATTGAGATGTTGACACAAATCGAAACTTTCATTATAATGTATAAAGATGAAAGACAAAGAAGACTTCATGCTAAAAAGTCCGATTTAGATAACGATTTGGATCAACTAATCAATGTTAGTTAAAAATACAGAATCACAATTAATCGAAGGTATTCTACGACACGGTCCTGAAATATTGGATCAATGTGTTGTAGAGCCCGGCGACATTTCTTTATATGTTGAAAGATTATATTCAGAACATTTAAATTATCCAGTTCCAAAAAACACCGTAGATATAAATCACTGGAATATTCCTAAAGATTATGCCGACATGGATATTGAGGGATTTTTAATTGATCAATGTCCAAAAGAAAATTATGAAAGATTAATTACAGAATTAGAACTTTATCGCAAAAATAATATGGTTCCTGTACTACAAGCAATGAAATATCTAGTGGATACTCTTAGAGCCAACAATGTAGTATGGGGTGTAGGACGTGGATCTAGTGTAGCAAGTTACGTACTCTATTTGATAGGGGTACATAAGATCGATAGTATTAAATACAAATTACCAATAGAAGAATTCTTCAAGGAGATATAAAATGGGTAAAACATATACCAGCTTAAGAGGCAAAGACGTTGACATGGAAAAGTTAAATTTGCAAAACGAACTTTTACCTGCCGTAGGAAACATGAAAGTAAATGCTCGAGGTGACGAATTAGGTCCCGGTGGGAAAGTTGTAAAGACTAGAGAACAAATTCTTCAGGACTATTATTCTTCTAACCCACGAGCAATTAAAGAAGACGTACCTACAAGAAAAAAAGGTTAATCTATGAGTTATGATGTTAAGCACATTAAAATTCGTGCCATTAACGAAGATGTTATCATTTACGACATGGATTTCGGTGAGCAAATAACCAAGAGTGGTATTGTTATCCAAAGTGACGATGCTAAAGTGCATGGTATCAAACCTAGATGGGGTAAAGTCTACAAAGTTGGTCCTAAACAAACTGACGTTAAAGAAGGACAATGGATTTTAGTAGAACACGGACGATGGACTCGCAAGATTAAAATCGACGACGGCGATAGTGTTAAAGAAATTCAAAAAGTAGACACTAAGTGCATACTTGCGGTATCCGACGAAAAACCAAATGATGTTTATATTGGTGCTGAACATTCTAATGGATCAAGCGTTGATATAAGGCCAGAAGATTTTCTATAATGGCATTTAAAAAAAATTGGGATACTCCCGACATTATAACTCAACTTCGTTCCTTGGCTAGGGAATGTTCAAGTGTATATAATGACGGGTTTACCTCTTTTGAAATTAAAAAAGAACTTTATCTTATAAAAGAGGTAGTTGATAAAGCAATACACGATTCGCCGGAATTTGGAAAACTTGAAAAAGAATGGTTAGATGATCGTGAAAAGAAAAAATTAATATCAATTTTAAAAAAAGGTTAATATGACAAATCCATTTCGTGATCAAGAAAAATTTATGAAGGCCTGTGATCAAACCACAGACACCTTTAATCAAGAGCAGTTTAAACTTTACCTAGAGCTAATGAAAGAAGAATGGAAAGAACTACAAGTTGCTATTGACAATAATGATCAAGTTGAAACACTTGATGCTTTGTTAGATTTTATTGTGGTTACCGTTGGTGCTATTCATAGTGCCGGCATGGATGGCGAAGGCGGATGGAAAGAAGTTATGCGTACCAACTTTGCAAAAGTTGATGCAGAAACCGGCAAAGTTCGCAAACGTGAGGATGGTAAGGTATTGAAACCTCTCGGTTGGACTCCGCCAAACCTAAATCCATTTGTAACTAAATGATAAAATTTTTTATTGTTTTTTTCCTTTCAATATCTTCCGTCTTTGCAAATGTTCCGTCATATTACGTTTATAATCAAACAGAAAAAGAAATAGTCGTTGGTGAGTATGCAGGAATACAACGTCCAATAGCATCATTAACTAAATTAATGACGGCATTGGTTATTGTTAATTCTGGTTTAGATTTGCAAGAACAAGTAATATATCGAGGTGGAATATTTAGATCTAAACATGTATCTCGTAAAGATCTATTAGATTCTCTATTAATCAAAAGCGATAATGCTGCTGCAGAGGCACTGGCAAATAGTTGGCCGGGCGGACGATCTATGTTTATTGATGAAATGAACAATAGGGCCAGACTGCTCAAAATGAATAATACTTCGTATTCAGACCCTTCCGGCTTAGACAAACGCAATATTAGTACAGCGTTTGATTTATCAAAACTTGTAGAAGAAGCATCAAAATATAATTTAATTACCACTAGCTCATCATCAAAATATCTTACAATTGAAAATAAAAATAAAAAGAAAATTTCTTATGTATCAGTAGGCAACACTAACAAAAATCTGTTATTTGAATTTGACAATATCATTCTTAGCAAAACCGGTTATACAAATCCTGCAGGACGTTGTTTGGCATTACTAGTAGAAAAATCCGAAAATAAATTTATTATTATTATTCTTGGAGAAAAAACGGTAATCGATAGAGAAAAAAGAGCTAGACAACTCATTAATAATTATGTTACTATAAAAGAAAAGGATTTAAATGAAAATCGGTTTTACTTGCTCAACTTTTGATTTGTTTCACGCCGGGCACATTATGATGCTCAAAGAAGCAAAAACTCAATGCGAACATCTAATTGTCGGTCTACAAACCGACCCCACCATAGATCGCCCTGGCATCAAAAACAAACCAGTACAAAGTGTTTTTGAACGCTATGAACAGCTCAAAGCCTGTAAGTATGTAGACGAAATTTTAGTATACGAAACCGAAGCCGATCTAGTAAACATCTTGCTTTCTTATCCTATTAATGTTAGAATATTAGGACAAGAGTACGAAGACAAGAGGTTTACTGGTCGAGACGAATGTTGGGATCGAGGAATCGAATTATATTTCAACAAACGAGAACATAATTTTTCAACAAGTGAACTAAGACAGCGTGTAATTGCTGCTGAAATTAACAAAGGACTAAAACATGAATCAACATGAAGAAAATATTGAAGTAATGAAAGATTTAAGAGCAAGATTAGATAAAGTTATTAATTCAGATAAAAAAGAAGAAACAAAATCAAAAATCCCTGATCCAACTAAACACAAATATATTAGTTTTTTTAAGAGTGGATTAAGAATTATTGCAGGTGCAACTTTAATGTTAGGTGATTTTTATATTGCTGGCGGATTATTCATTGTTGCAGAAGTATTAGGTGTTATTGAAGAAATGGTGTAATGTATAAGGTATATTACTATATTACTAACAAGTTAAGAAGCAAAACATTTCCATCAATGCACGAAGCTGTGCTGTTTGCTATACACAAAGTTAGCTATGATCAATGTGGTGAAATTATAAAGGTAGAAGAATGAAAGAACTATGGGTAGAGAAATACCGTCCTAAAGGTATAGATGGATATGTGTTTCGAGACGATCATCAACGTAATCAAGTTAAAACCTGGATTAAAGATCAAAGCATTCCACATCTGCTGTTGAGCGGTAGTGCTGGCATAGGTAAAACTACCCTTGCTAAAATCCTTATACACGAACTAGGCATTGAAGATTATGATGTCTTAGAGATTAACGCAAGTCGTACAAACTCAGTTGATGACGTTCGTGACAAGATTACAAACTTTGTACAGATGATTCCGTTTGGTCCGTTTAAGGTAGTGCTACTAGACGAGGCTGATTATTTGTCACCTAATGCGCAGGCAGCACTTCGTGGCGTTATGGAAGAGTATCATGCAACAGCTCGCTTCATTCTTACTTGTAACTATCCCAATCGTATTATTCCTGCTATACATTCGCGGTGTCAAGGCTTCCACGTCGAACGTACTGATATTACAGAGTTTACTGCTCGTGTGGCTACTATCCTCGTCGATGAAGGTGTGGACTTTGATCTTGACACCTTGGATAACTATGTAAAGGTTACATACCCAGATCTGCGTAAATGTATTAACCTAGTACAACAGAATGTCAACGAAGGTACACTCGCAGCACCTAACAAAGGCGACCAAGGCGAAGCAGACTGGAAGTTTGATATGGTTACTTTGTTTAAGGCAGGTAAGATTAATGAAGCACGTAAAATGCTTTGCGGGAAACTACGTGCAGAAGAAATGGAAGAGGTTTATACATGGTTGTATAATAATATTGAAGTGTTTGGTTCGGAAGAAAATCAAGACAAAGCAATCTTGATTATTAAACAAGGGTTAGTTGACCACGCTTTAATTATTGATCCAGAAATTAATCTTTCAGCAACATTAATTAAATTAGGTAGATTATGAGTAGTAGATATATGATTGTGACTTACTACTTAAAACCCAACGGTAAGCACGACGAAATTACAGAATTTAAAAATACTTTAAAAATAAAACATATACAAACCGCTAAAGTCATTTTAGACTTCAAGGAAAAGAAATGTATTAAAAACGGTTTAAATCCGGAAGCCGGATACGAAGATATGTTAGAATTTTATAAAAGAACGATAGGGGATCAATTGACCCCCCATCTTCCTAAAGATTAAGAGTCACCGTAAATCGATAATATCTCCTTTACTGCTTCGTGGCGTTCCACGTCTTGTATATCAAAGTGGACTATGTCCACATACCTGTGATTTTTAAAGTCGTTATATAACTTTAAAAACTCTAATAAACCGTTGTTGCTAGGGCGGTCAGCTTGTTGGAGGTCCCCCGTTACCACCATTTTGCTGCCTGATCCTAGGCGAGTTAATAACATTTTCATCTGTGACGGTGTGGCGTTTTGCATTTCATCTGCTATGATGACCGCATTTTTAAAAGTTCTGCCGCGCATATATGCTAGAGGACTGGTTTCAATCACCCCCTCTTTTACAAAATTTTCTACTTCTCTAGCATTAAAATTTTCAGCGAAAACATCGAAAATGGGCTTGGTCCAGGGTTCCATCTTTTGATTTAAATCCCCGGGCAAGAATCCGTGTTGCTCATCAACACTGACAGCAGGACGAGTAATAATAATCTTGTCTGCAGAACCATATTTTAATTGATCAATAGCCCACTGAACACCCAGCATGGTTTTACCCGTACCCGCAGGTCCGATGGCAAAAACTATCATTTTGTTGGGATCGTTTAGTTTTAGTAGATAAGTCTCTTGACTTAAATTCTTGGGATAGATTTGAACTCGCTTACGCTTTTCATTTAATCTATGGTCAATATTTATAACGTTGCTTTGAAAACGTGGATCATATTGCTCTTTTTGCTGAACTTGCGCTCTTTTTCGCTTCATATAAGGTTAGCCCTCCTTTGTAAGTGCTAGGCACGGACCCTAAAACCGTAGTGTCCGCGACCGAACACAAAAGTATTTAACATTTGCTTTAAAAAGATATATGTAATGATTAAATTTTCGCGATAAATACAAAGGGAGATATTATGGTCGATTTAAAAGATATTATTAATAACATCGAAAATATTTACGGCAGTAATAACAGCTTAAAATTACTCAAAGATTTTGAGCGTGTTGTTGACGAATTAGATATCTATGTTTTCGATAACTGGATTGACGGCGAATTAGTTTCTGGCCCTAACGAAAGTCGTTACTTTGTAGAGTGTACTTTTATGTGGCCTAAGAAAGAAATGCCGGAACCGAAGGGCGGCATGCGTTTAATTGAATACGGCTGCAAAGTTGAGTTTGGCGAAACAAGATTAGCTAAAGTAAGAAAAATTAAAACACCAGATGATATTCGCCCTGGTACTAAAAAAGGCAAAATTGACCACGAAGATGTATGGCTAGTTCGTATAACTATGCCTAAAAAATTAATGGCCGATGTTGACAGAGGTCATAGAAATTTAGACAGCAACAAAATAGAAGATGTTGTTAATCAATACGGTGTAGCAACAGCAGCACCAGATGCCAGCGAAGAAGCTGTACAGGACATGACCAATGCATAAACAACTTGATGAGGGTTTAAGAACCAACGACCTTAAAGATTTAGTGTATTCTCTTTTTGAAGTTGACACATACAAATCTAAGATGGGTGAGGATAAGGATGTTTGTGTCGTTAGCTTTCAAGTTAAAGATAGATCACCTGCTCGCGATTTAATGGAATTTATTGAAAAAGGTTATCACTTTGTTTTAGATGCAGATGTTAGTTCAGGCGAAAACGAAAAAGGTGAATATTCTGTTTTTGTAGAATTAAATCGTAGTCCTAGGTTAGCAGAACAAATTAAAGAATTATGTTATGGAGTTAAAAAACTAACCGGCAACGATGATTTTAAATTTAAATATCACAGAAGTTCCGACATTCACGAAGTTAGTGAAGAAATTCTAAGAAAAATTATTCCAAGTGATTCACGTGCCTACGAAGAACACATGGGACAAGTAAAAACCGAAGATGTTAAAAAATTTTTTACAAAAACCTTAATGGACAATTTAACATTGAACAATAACATAATAACAATTCATAAACCATTTGATGTTAAAGTTCAATTAGAAATTATAAAAGACGATACACCCGAGTCTATTTTAGAAGCAACAGAAGGCGCTTATTCTGTAGACGAAAAAGCAACTAGCGAAATATTTTGGCTTACAAAAGTATTAGGCGATTACGGCATTAATAAGATTGGAGAAAATTTTGTTTTCAACAATGGTAATCGTTCTATGTTATTAAAAAGGATTGAATAATGAGTTTTACATTTAATTTTACTAGAGATCAAGTAGGGGAAATTATTAAAGGTAACCCATATATTGATCATTGGTATGAAGCGTTAAACGAAATTCTTCCAGACTACGAAATTAATACACCGCAGCGTGTGGCAGCTTTTATGGCACAATGCGCTCACGAGTCCGGTGGGTTCCGTGTATTAAAAGAAAACTTAAACTACAAGGCACCTAGCCTACGTAAGATTTTCCCTAAGTATTTCCCAGACGATGCAACAGCTAATCACTATGCTAGTTTACCTAACAAGCAAGAAGCTATTGCTAATCGCATTTATGCTAATCGTATGGGCAACGGCGACGAAGCATCCGGCGACGGTTTCCGTTACTGCGGTCGTGGACTTATTCAGTTAACTGGTAAAGAAAACTATACTTGGTTTGCAGCATCGTTGGACATTCCCGTTGAGGAAGCTAGTGAATACCTACAAACATTTGAAGGTGCTATTCAATCAGCTTGCTGGTTCTGGGAAAGCAACAATTTAAACCAATGGGCGGACAAGGGCGACATTCTTACCTTAACAAAACGCATCAACGGTGGTACAATTGGTTTAGAAGATCGCATCAAACATTACAACCACGCCCTACATGTTTTTGGAGCATAACAGATGTGGATGCTAGCATGGGTACCTGACTCAGTATTAATGTATGCTATACATTTAATATTGCTTGCAGGAACCATAGGCGTTGTTTTAAGTTTCTTTTTACTTCACAGGATAGTTCGTTGGTTTCCTGCTCTAGCTCCGTATCATTTGTTAATACAAATAGTTAGTGTAGCGTTATTAGTTAGTGGGGTATACTTTAAAGGCGGCTACGATACCGAAGCATCGTGGAGAGCAAAAGTTGAAGAAGCTGAAGATAAAGTTGCACAAGCAGAAATGGCCAGTTCTAATTTAAACAAGCAGCTACAAGAAGAAAAGAAAAAGAAACAAAAAGTCCGTGTTGAATATTACAACACGGTTAAAACAGAAATTAAAGAAGTTGAACGTCAGATTAACTCTGATTGCAAAATAGATCCCAAAGTTAACGAGTTAATAAACAAGGCAGCAACAAATCCAGAGGTTAAGAAATGAAAAAAATAGCATTCTTAATTCCTGCATTTTTACTTACAGGATGCCTAGCTACTGCTCCGGTGGTTCCAAAATGGCCGGAGGTTCCTAAAGAACTTTTAGAAGCGTGTCCGGACTTAAAGACCGTTGATTCTAAAAACGATAAACTTAGCACAATTGTTGAAGTTGTAACAGACAATTATAAAGAATATTATGATTGCAGAGCTCAAGTTGATAATTGGATTTCTTGGTACAAAGGCCAACAAAAAATTTGGGAAACACTTAAATAAAGTTAGTATTTAAAGGAGCGATATACATGGCAGGATTAGTAGATTCAGTACTAAATTTAATCAACAAGCAACCTAAAGACCCAGATGCACCTAAGCCACCAGTGGGTTCACGCAGCGAAAGAGAAGCAAAATTAAAAGACAAAGCAGGTATGGTGATTTCTATATTTGCGTTGTTACTAGCGGTAAACGCATGGTATGGCGGTAAGTTAAGTAGCACGGTATTAAACAATACATTGGGTGCTAACAATACATGGGCACAATATCAGGCCAAGGCAGGCCGTGGCGTTAGTTACGAGATTGCCGCAAAAACAACTAACGATCCTAAACTACGTGCAGAATTTATGGCTGAGAAAGAACGCATGGATTCTGACAAGAAAGAAATTGCCGAAAAGGCTCGTGCTATGGAAGCGGCTCGTGAAGAGGCTAAAAAGTCTAGCCCGTGGATCGGCTATGCGTCAACGGCATACCAGTTAGCAATTGTTGTTCTATCAGCAAGTATTTTAGCAGTTAGCATGGCAATGTTCTGGGGGAGTTTTGCAGTAGCAGGAGTTGGAATACTATTAAGTCTAAATGGCTTATTTTTGTGGTTCTAACATAAATTAGGAGCGAGCAATGAGCGAAGAAATTAAAAGCGAAAGCGAAAAGAAAAAAGAAGATTGGATGAATAGTAAATGGCGTCCTATGATGGGCTGGATGTATATGCTGGTCTGTACAATGGATATGGTAATATTTCCTATTTTATGGAGTTTATTACAGACTATGCAACACCAACAAATAACACAATGGAATCCGTTGACTCTACAAGGTGCTGGTTTGTTTCACATAGCGATGGGTGCTGTTTTAGGTATTGCAGCATTTGGTAGAACTCAAGAAAAATTAGGAGGAGCTAATAATGGCGGTATTCAACCAGTGGCACCAAGCAGCCCAGCAACATTTGGCTCTGCGCCAGCAAGCGGTTTCGGTGCATCACCTGCGCCAAGTTT